ACCTAGGAAACTTAAGTAATGGTACTAGTATGTTCTATGGTTGTACCTCTCTACAATCTCTAGATACAAGTAAGTGGAATCTAGGAAACTTAAACACAGCGGAGAACATGTTTGGAAAGACGAAGATTAATACTTTGGATGTTAGAGGCTGGGACTTAAGAAAACTAACAAACACACTCTATATGTTTTCTCAGACTCCGCTTATTTCTCTTGATACTAGTGGATGGGTACTAAGTAGCTTATCGAATGCAGCTCAAATGTTTCAATATTGTAATAACCTGATTACCTTAGGAAATACAAGCAGGTGGGGATTAGAAAAGCTGACAAATGCTACCGCTATGTTTAGCGGTTGTAGTTCTTTACAATCCTTAGACACTAGTGGATGGAATCTAGAAAATGTAACAGAGGCCACAAAAATGTTTGATTTCTGTAGAGCTCTTACAACCCTTGGCGATACAAGTAGGTGGAACTTGGTTAGATGTACTTACTTAAGTAACTTATTTGCAAACTGTTACCAACTAACAAAAGTAGATCTGTCTTATACCAGCACACCTCAGGTAGTAGTGTCTAACTTATATAACTTTCTTTATAATGCAAACAACTTTGAATCCTTAGTAGGTGACCATACTGAGACTGATAATGTTAGTATATGGAATGGGTTTACTTCTAATAGCTTGAGTCTTGATGGCGTACAATTAAATCTTGCATCTATCCTGGCAATAATCAGAGGTGTTGGTACAAGTAGAGTTAGAAGAAAACTCATACTCCATATGAATTTTGATAAATCTAGGATACCTCAGGAATATAAGACAATGTTAGAAAATAAAAATTGGGAACTAGCGTAATGATGAAGAAATTAATTACCGGTCTCGCATCTATTCCGGTTGACAAATGGATGCATGCAGTAGTTAGTATGTTAATTGCTGTATTCTTGTATAAACTATTTGCACTTACCGGCATGCCACTAATGATGACTCTTATTGTTTCATCAGTCTTAACAGTTGGTATTGGTATTGTGAAGGAGGTCTGGGATAAAAAAAATAATGGATCACCAGAAGCACGTGACATAGTAGCGGATATTATCGGAGTAGTAGTAGGAATCTTACTGGTGCTCTGGATCTTGCTTTAATAAACTAGTTTTACTCATACTTAGGAGAAATCTTAGGTATGAGTATTTTCTTTCCCTGAACAAAAAAAAAGAATAGAAGCCAACACACTGACCTCTATTCTCTGCACTTACTTACTTAGCTTACCTCTCTTTTCTATGATAAGCTTTTCAAGATCTTCTGCTGACATGCTCTTAATATCAGCTCTCTTCTTTTCAGCCAGTATATCTTCCAGCTCTTGGATCTCCTTACTTGTCTGATAGTTCTCCTTTGCTTGCTTACTGTCATCTACCCTTGTCAAGTAAACATCCTTAAGCACTTCAAAACGGAGCACTGCCTGTTCAATCTCTGGATCTTGTGGCTTTGTCTCTAAGAAACTAAGCTCACCCTGACCACCTGCACCTTGGAGTCTTTCTTTCTCCTTGTATGCGTCTTCTACTGCACTCTGGAGATCTGACATCCTAAGGCTCCAAAGTTCTTCTGTTGTCACTTGTCCAATCTTAGTTGTATATCTAAGATGGAGTTTCATTGCTTTCTTGTACATACTTTTTAGATTTTAATTCGTACTACTCTCTTATGTGATCCACTTAATCTCACTACTACCTCATCACGGACTGTTGCATTAAAGCCAAGTCCACTAAGCTGCCCAGGTACTGACTTACACCTACACTTATGACCCAGTACTTCCATTACTTTTCTATGTTGTAATAGTTCTGGGGTTAAGAATTCATTGTGGAAGGTTCTAATATCCTCTGGTGACATGGCCCCTTCTAGCATAAAGAAGTAGTGTTTATTACCTACACCGTTCTCTTGCCAGTAATTTGGACTAAGACAGAGAAGATTAACCTTGTGAAATTCTAGTGTATCCAAGCCAAATACTGTCACCTGTTTAGTATCGCTGCTTACTAGGTATGGTGTATTCTCAATCTTCTCGAGCTTACCATTCTTAATATAGATGTCTGCTATTTGTACATCCTTCTTTACTTCCTGGCCTACCTCAAAGTTAAATGTTTGATCACCTACTACCACCTCTGCTTTGACGCCACTATTCTTACCGCCATCGAAGTTATGTATGTAGAGGTGATATAGGCCGTCTCTTACAGTACTCATGTCGGGGTAGAAGATATTTTCAACTCCTACATTCCTTGGTCGAATCATATCAATATCAATTACACCACCACAATCACTCTTGGCTCTTGGTATATGGTCCATTGCTTTGTTGATATTATGTGAGCCGTAATAGATATGATCCTGCCCTGGCTCTACTAGGTGTGCATCAAAGTCAACAATACTTCGTCCATCTTCGTTCCAGAGTATTGAAAATCTGAAAGGTGCATCAACAAAACCACCTGCTGACTTTACTGCCTTCTTGATCATGCTTTTTCCTGCCAAGTTTCCGGTGTATGTCCAAGAGAAGTTATTTTGCCACTTGAATATCCTCTTACTATCTTTGTTAGTTGATGTAATGAGTGATACAAAATTCTCTGCGTGGCGATTCTCAAGGTATAATTCCACACCGGTACATCCTGGCAGAATATCTTGCATGAACTTCTCAATTCCTACTTCCTCGACATTATCAAAGACTGCCTTCTTGTGTTGTGAGTGCGTAGGAGTCAGCCCATCAAATACACTTACCACAGACTTAGCCTTTGCAGAATCTGAGTTAATATGTAGTATGTTAGGAAGGTCGATGTCATCAATCACTGCGCACCTCCTATTGAATGAATCTTCGTATCCATTCTCCTTCACAAACTTCTCAGCTTCTTCAATCTGTTTCTTAGTAATAGGTGCACTAGCCTTCATGTAGTTGGCTGGATCTACCTTGTAATTGAATGACTTGCAGGCCTCATTGATTTCCATACCTTGTGATAGGTCAGACATAAGAGTACCAATTGCAGTATTCAAGAACCTAGACTTAATACCAGCCCTACTAGATACTGACCAAGCCCATCTGTCCCTCTTACCTTGCTCTACCTGATTGTATTCTTTCTTACAATCGATCGCAAAATTCAAGGCCCTCATATAAGAATCGCCATTAAGTAGTGATCCTTGTAATGTTAAGTCCTTGATGAGCTCTAATGTATCCAAGCTAACCTCTTCCATTGCCCTCACTAGTACATCATGATTAGACTTAGCGAGACCAACCAGACTTTCAGTACTATCACCAGTTTTATTGATGAACTCGGATGGTATCTCAACGTAGAAGTGATTGAAAGTGATGGTCTGATTTTCTACTATCCCTGAATCTGGCCATCTCTGTACATCTTCTAGTAGGTAGCGCTTTGTATTGCGCCGAACACCTAGGAGATAAGTTGGCTGATTGTCTGTTGGGTTTGATTCGTATGGAGTTCTTGGATTCTTTAAGTACGATAATGACTCGACAAAAACTCCTCCTACCTCGGCGCCCTTAATAAGCGCAGACATAGCACGAACTGACTTACCATACTCATCTTCAACTTCCTTGTCCTGTATATCCAAGTCAAACAAGGTCATAATATTGAGGTCAGAGTCAAATGCAATAATGTTACCATACCTCTTTATAAAACCATGGCAGTAGTTACAGTTATGAACACTACTATTAATGTCCCTGAAAGTTGGGTCTGGCTTCATTCCCTCTAAGTAGGTAGTCCAAAGCTGTTCTGGATCTACACTACTCCTAAATAATTTTCCAGTCTTACACATCTTCTCAAACTGGACTCTCATCAGTTCTGTTAATCTTTCCATAAATTTTTGTTATAAAATGAATTCATACTTTCATCACGTCCATAAAGTTTAAAGTACCTGTTGTCCTCTGAATAATTACATGAACAACAAAGTACTGCATTTCTTTTGTTAATCATAATAGATGTTTTACTGTTATTATTAATGTTTTCACACAAGTAAGGAATCAAGGGGAAACAAAAAAAGAGAGCCGAGAAATACATCCCAGCTCTCCCACACATTATCAACTATTTATATGAGCTTCTTCTATTTCACACGTAGAATCTCCTCGTCAATAATGTGTATTCTATATTATCATTAATAAGGAATTGAAGGCTTTCTAGATGCAGTGCCATAATACAGAGACCGGTTGAAAAGAAAAAAGAGAAGATTTTTATTTCTTCTCTTTCTTATTGATCCCCTTAATAGCTTTATCCATTAGGTAACCAATCAAATAGGCAGAATGTTCTCCACCTAATACTACCTTTCTGTCAGATAGTATGTTCTCTGTCACATGAAATAACTCATGCACCAAGACTGACTCTATACTTGCAGTCTTTAAGTTATCAGTCTCAATACCTACTATATAAGCACCAAGACTATTGATCTGCTTTGTTGCGAATCCTCTCAGACTCCTCTTTTTTAACTGCTCAACTACCTTTGATAATTGAACATCTTTCTTCTTACTGAGCTGTTCTATTATTTCAGCTCTAGTTCCTACCAAGACGATTACATTTGTATAGTAAACGTCAATGTTAATATTTATCTTCTTCATAATTTTATAGTGTTAAAAAATAATTTATCCCAAGACCTTTGATTTTCTTGAGATAACTTTCATTACATTAATAAGGGATTTAGGACATTTCACGGGGGCAAAAAAAGTACCTAACCTATCTATCACAGACAAGTTAGGTATTGTACATTTATGCTAGAAAATCAATATAGTCTTTATAGTCAGGTGAGGACTTAGAGAGTGGGCCATCACAATCTTCAATTACTAACCTTTTCTTCTCCTCTAATAATTTCATGAAGGGCTTGCAGATCGTATTAAAGCAGTGTCCGATTTCTACTCCGTCAATTGGTAAGTCTGGAAAGTATGCATAAATTGTAGTGTAATCTATTCTTCCTCGTGGTGGTAGTATTTTAACTTTTAAACCGTCCACTACATTACTTAGGCCTACTACGAAATGCATAGCAACTGGACTGACATATAGGTAGCCCGGTGGAATATCTATACTTGTATCCTCGTCGTGGTAAGGAAATTCAAAATTAACCTCCCTACTCACCTTACCATCGTACTTATTAATTATGTCAAACACCAACAGATCGAGCCAATAGATACAATGAGTGATATTTCCCCAAGAGTTAGAATTATACTCTACTGGCGGAATATCTACACCAATTCTTAATGTACAATCCTGATCCTTGCTAAACACTATCGTCAGGTGCTCTACTGATAACTCCAGCCTATTAAGAACTGTAATATCATCAATACAGATTGGTCCCATTGTGTCATAATATACATACTTAGGGGCCTTCTTCTTTATATATTCTTTAATTTCTTCAAACTTCATATCTTCCTAGTATTGAACTGCATACCTAACATTCTCCTTAAATTCTTTCCAGGTTGTTGAGTTTGTCATCATGAACGAATAGTATGCACAGTTCTTAAATTCATCTACCCATTCGTCGAGTGTTAATTCAATGCTAACACTTTCCCAGCCTGAGTCCGATAATACTACCTTACTACCGACCGATTTTTCCCAGTCCTCAACACTCTTAAAACCAGCCCTCTCAGCTCTTACCTTAGGCGTTGTATTTCCCCAATAATACCTACTGAACTGATTTGATTTTATCTTATACTGGTCCATATTCGGCGGCAGTGTAGTTCTGTCAATTGGTGTATACTCTGTCTGACCACTTTTCATCAAGATCTCACCCTCTGCCTCAAGTACCCTAGCAAAGTCTCTTCCTATCATTACATAATCAGCACCCAAGGCAAGACATTTAACAGCATGAAGGTATGAATCAACACCACCATCAGCTATTATCTTAACTGGGCGGAGATTCTTATTAACCGACTTACTCTTCTCAGCCTTTATATCATTGAGTAAGCTAGCAAGTGGATAGTGAAACCCATACTTACACTTATCTACCAATGAACCTCCAGATATACCAACTCTCATGTAATCAAATCCTGCCTTACTGTAATATTCATAGGTGGCTGGGTTTGCTACATTTCCGCCCATGAGTAAGATTTGTCCGCCATACATCTTCTTAAGTTCATTGCAGAGAGACATAATACCTGCATCATGACCATTACCAGCATCTATACAGATATGAAATTGATTGTTACTCTCCCGTCTCGTATTCAAAAAGTTCCTCCTTACCTCAACCACAGTAAATGCACAGAATACCCAAGCACAATAATTAAGTCTTAGGTCGATATTCTCAGTGCTAGGTATGATCGGCCGTATTCCCGCTGCATCATAAATCTTGGCACTCTCACTACCTACTATTGATGGCATTGGGGAGGTGAATATTGGAAGTGTATCTGTATTACTTCCTGTTACATCTAATTCATCACTAACCAAGAAATCTACGTCAGCGGATAAGTGGCCGTTATTAATAGCACTTGGTAATAATGTAATGTCTTCTAGCTCATACAAATTTATCATCTTCTTCTTAATTTTGTTATTACTTCTTTCACAACAATAAGGAATTAAGGGGGAACGAAAAAAAAACGACAGAGAGCTAGTTACTCAAAAATAACTATCCTTTCGACTCTCTATCTCTACCAGTACCGTAGTTCTGCCGGGTATATGGTGCACCCTCTTGATCTCCCGTAGAACCTCCTGCGTACATAGCTTCCTTTACCGCTACATCGGGTAGCCTAGCGAATTTAGCTTAGCAAACAAACTTGCTAATAGATCTATAAAACTAGACAAAATTCGATCTAGTATCAAAGTATATTTCAACCTCAATACCCCTATTACACTTATAAGGATTTCAGGGCGTCACAGTTACATCTATTTCATATATGAATTTAAAATAGTTTCTTAGCAGCTTAAACTGTAACTTATTCTTCTGTAAAAACTTTAAATCGGTCTTTAGTAATATACTATGAAGTTTTATAGACTTAATAACCTCTTTAGTATTAGATATTACGTATAAATCTACTTGATCAATTATTCTATATATTTCAGGAAACTTAGCAATAAACCAGTTTTCTAGATAATCAGAATAATCTAACACTGCATCGTTTCTATTTCTCTGACTAACTGCCTGGTCTAGTCGATCTAAGTATTTTCCCATACTTGAAGGATTTCTACCAAACTCAAAGAACCTTAGTATATTAAAACCCCAAGCACTTTTGACGTAGTCGTCTCTAGCATTGTCGTACTCTTTATTGTGCAGGTCAGAATCTATTTCCACCATCAGGTTATACTCTGGAAATATATAATCTGCCAAAAAATAATTCCTATCTAGATTTTCAGGACTACATTCTACCCCTTCTGTTGTACAAAAGTTTCTCCAAAGATTTCTATCCTCTATTATAAGTGGAACTTCCCTGCAATAGGATAGCCCTGGGTAGTATCTTGTAATAATTAGCTCAAAGAATCTTACCCACGTACTTTTTCTTTCATTGAAGTTATTAAACCTATTCTTCCTTAGATCAATTGGTTTATTATCTTTTGAAAATATAAATGAAGGTATTATAAACTCACCTACTTGAAATGTAAAACCATTTCTTACTAAAAATTTAACTAAATTTTCCTTCCTCATACTAGTAAGGGATTTAGGACAAAATAAAAAAGAAAGAGAACTAAGTCTCTTTCTTCTCATAGGATCTTTCTATTACTTTATCTAGTAATTGAATTGGGAATGTTTCATAGCGTTCAAACTTAAATGTCAACTCAACTGCTCCATTATCCACACGCCCCGCTTTATTCATCAGTGCATTTCTGAGTACTAGAACATTCTGGCGGCTACAAATAAAGAAGTCATCTATGTAATCAACCTTCTTCCAACATTCACGTGTACTAATCTTCTTGAAACTATGAAAGTACTTTGCCGGCACTTGAAATCTAATACCTCTCAGTTCAGACCCATCACACCGAAAAGTTGCTCCTATTATTGGGTCAACTTCGTAAGGCATATGTTTAGTAGTGTCTTCAAGCTTCAGCACTTCAGAGATCTCATCACTAACCTTCGGTATAGCAAATAACCTCATATTACTACTAACACTAGGTATATACTCACATTCATAGTAAATCAGATCAACCTCACCAATCTCATCGACTTGAAACCTTCTATTACCTACTATCAGCTTAAACTTCATAGCTCCACAAAATCTAAGAACAGTATATCACCCTCTACTTCCTCTCTGATCTTCTTATTCCATATCCTAGCAAATAACCAAGGGAATAGGTCGTCAATAAATCCAACCTTTCTTCTCCATCCACTAGTCTCTAATGGTTTTCCCGTGAATATAGACGTGGTGCTACTATACCTATCTATTAGAATTGGTTCATCATAAATTCTGTCTTCAAGTATTGTTTTCCACGTTTTCTTCTCACGGAACCCAAAGAACTTAACCTGCCTGAATGTATTAATCAGGGTAGTGCAGAATGTAAGAAAATAAAACTTCTTCTCTGTCATTACTGCTAGTGGATCAGGCGTAAACAAGAAGGGCGGAGTTTCTAGTATTAATCTCACACTAGCATCACCTTTCTCATTTAACCAGCCTAATATACCACTCAGCTTTTCAACACTACACTTAAAAGTCATCCACCCATGTCTTACTAGGGGCTTACCATTCTTATCAAACCACAGCCTGATATCAAATACCCTTACACCTAGCCTATATTGCGCCCTAATATCCACGCCTTGACATCTAGCAGTGAAATGAAAGGGCCACAACAGGATAGAACTAGGTCTTAAGTAGGAAAGTGAATTATGACTTCCTAGAATTCTCATCTTCTATCATTCTTTCTAAGGTAGTAACACTTTCCTCATAGAATTGATCTCTTCCTACTTCAGATATTCCCAAGTTAATTAAGGCCTGGTGAAATCTTGTGTCTGGATACTTAGTGAGGTACATGACGAGCTTATTGATTATCTCAAAATTGCTCACCTGTCTCTTCTTGATCATCTCTTTCAGTTCCATCGTCTTCTAGTATTTTTGTTAAACTATCTCTTAATAACTTAGCCTGTGTAGTTGATATCATCTCCGTACCAAGCGTCCTACCGTACATAGAGAAGGTAAGTAAGATTCCATACTCCTGCTTCTCTGTACTAACAATTACATCTTCTATTTCGTACATAGCCTAATAATATCTGGAAATTCTTGAAGTGCCTGTCTAAGTGTACCCTCAAAGAGCCAACTACCTAATAATCTGCCCTCCTTATGATCTAAGTAGGTCCTGGTTTCTTGGTACTCTTTCATTAGTTCCTTTCTGATTGCTGGTTTATCCTTAGCATCTCTTAATTTCTTACTAATCAAGTCAAGGTCCTGTCGTAATGCCTCAACTGATTTTCGACAAGGGCAAGGAATACGGAAAGATATAATAGAGTCAAGACCATTATGTACCACAGTCTCTGTATTGTATATCATGATCTTAAGCTTATTCTCTTCCTTCTCTCGCTCCTCCGAATTTCTATAGAGGTTAGATAGTAGGTGAAACTTATAGAGGCTTATTTCAAATCTCCTGAGCCACACTAGTTTCTTTGGCTTTCCTTTCCAATACTCAAACTTAATACCCCACCTTACATCATTATCCTTCTTGCAGCTAATATTACCACAAAAATTTCTCCTTAGTAAGTTAAAATTAAATGTCCTGTACATAATTATAATACCTTGTTAAGTTTAAATCCATCATATAAGTACAATGTAGTTCCAACTTTGTAGTAACACCCTGCACTTAAGTTAATTCTCTTCCCTGTTTTAGCATCTTGATAGGTACAGTAATTTCCCTTATCAGTCACCAATATCCTAGTACAAAGTAGTTCCTCAAGTCTTGCCTCCTCTGTACCAAGTTCTAACATCCTATTCCTTACCTTGCTGAGCTTCTCCTTAATGTCAGTAATTCTCTTCTCCACTTCATCCAATGCAGGTTCGATAGTACTGAATAAATTAAAATCATAGTACCTCCTAAATCTGCCGGGTAAATTTCCGGGATTAATCGAACAGAGTGGAAAATCAGAAGTACAATATTCACCGCTGCCATCTTTATCTTGGAACTTAATCTTTCCGATCAGTCCTCCTTTCTCATCTAGTACTTGAAGCTTGAGAGTACGTTTTACTACATCTTCCTCTACTGTATCGCCTATCACGACATTGACAATACGAGGACTAAATTCATCAAACTGGCCACCCTCAACCATGTACCATTTACTTCCTTTTCTAAATTCACTTAATAACCTGCTTTCCATATTACGTTTTTTCATTTACACATATAAGGTATTGACGCCACTAGTCCACGAAAAATAACTAGGTACCAGAGACTTAAACCCTAGTACCCAGCATTTTTATTATTACTTCTTGTGGAATCTAACCTTTATCTTGCTTAAATCTTTTGACATATTACAACCGCCCTCGATAATGAATCTATAGTATGGACTGCTTACTAACTTTTGAGCCCCTACAATATCATCTCTGCTGGTATCGCACTCAACATCTAGTGGACAATTCATAATCTTGTCATACAGCTTTAAGATAGACTTTGCACTTCCCTTAAACTCAATCGTATTTTCATCAATTGTCTTAAGCTCGTTCGCCTCCTCATAACTATAACCCACTAGCAAGTCAAAAAGTAATCTAATCTTTGGACCTATTGTTGCACAGAAATCCGTATAGTTCTTATCGTAAAATCTTCTAATCTCAAATACCTTCTCAACTGGTATATAGTTAGTATTAGAATCCGTAATTGTTCACCTAGGTTCACTACACCTAAGCCGTGAGATAAAACCCCACTGCTAACCCTCTCGAGCTAGACCAGACTATATCTTCAGTTCTTATACTGCCTACTGTTTCGAATATCAAACGTTTATATTCTACTCTACTCGGTTAACATGTACTGTTCCTTTCGATAGTCGTTGAATGAGCTATTACACTCACTGCTGATTATCTCTATCTGTTAGGTTATTACACTAAGTACTAACAGCTTAACAAGACGTCCCAGCAATTTAGTAGGTTTAACGTGCACCATTCTGTCAATGCACTACGATAATTGGCTGAAGTGGCTGTTTCCAACCCTCTTCTAGTGATTTCCTGATGTTATTATAGAAACCACAAGCCATAATTGAACTTGTACCTCCCTGAATTGGCAAGTTGGTACCTAGTCTTTCTATTCTTGCAATAATATTTCCTCTCTCACGATCTGTTGTTGCCTTTGGTAGGTAATCTGTATACTCAATCAATCTTAGTTTATCTCCTAAGAATGTATTGATATAACCGTCGTGAGTCATTGGATAAGAACCTTGCTTTGCTACATACTCTCTAAGCTTTGGGAATGAATTGTAAAGACCTTGTATGATATCATCAGCCTCATTCAGACTACATTCAAGTCGCTCTGCTAATGAATTCTTACCCAGGCCATACAAGACACCAAGGAAGATAGTCTTAAAACGCTTCCTCCATTTCTTCTTCATCTTATCGCTTAAGTTATCCCACTCACTCTCACCTAAGTAGAGCTTCGCAGAATATATGTAGATATCTGATCCTTCCTCAAATTTTGCTATCAACTTAGGGTCACCACTGGCATACCCCGCTGATTTCACCTCCGCACTACTACAATATGTTCAAGAGCTACGCAACCTGCTCCCAGTTCTCATTATTGAACTTCTAAGTATTTCTACCTAGTTCAGACTATATCACATTCTCTTTATCCTACCTAAAGAGAACCCTACCTTTTCCACTTTGCGATTTCAAGTGTACTCCCCACTACAGGGATAGTCGTTGAGGGTTACATATCTTAATGTCTTCCCTGCTAATTATCTTCAGCGCTACCTGTTAAGACTTTTCAGCAATAGATAGGTTATTTGTTCTTGAGATCGCTCCCAAGTGACACTAGTTTTTTGTATAATGTCAAAGTACGTTAGTATTTGAGAAGAACCACCATATATTATATTACCATTAGAGTCCCATGTTGGAGGTGGACACAATACATCCTTACAATCTCCATGGCTAATTCTGTTATTCCTTTATTTTTCAATAAGGCAAGACTATTTCATTATCCATTACTGGACAGGCTGCACTTCGAAGCCAAGAATTTCACTTGACCCCTACTCCCCACAACAGGATAGTCGTTACACCTTTCTAAGCGGTTACCCTACTTAGACTTGGCACGAGATTAGCATATTACTCTCATAACTTAGCCTCCCTCGTTAGCAAGAACTCCTACATTCTCACACCTAGCATTTACTAGTTCACAGCCTTTTCACTTAAGTATTACTACCTAAGGCTACAATTTCTCATAGTGTGGAAAGGACTTGACCACCTCTTACTACTCTTACTCAGTACTTCATATCTTGTAAATACTTTCCAGACAGCACCAGGTTCATTCTCGTCCGCTTCTCTAATTGGTATATGATCTTGACCCTCTATTACCCACTTACCAGTCTTATGAAACATACCATCTGAGCCTACATATGTCGAATCTAGTTTTGAATACTTCTTGAATATTAAGTAGTTCAATACCATTTTCCGCATGAAGTAAAAATCATCATCCATGTCAGTAGGTTCAAAATGCTCTTCATAACCAGTATATTGTTCATTGAGAGTCGGGAAATATGTTGTCTGCGCTTGAAATCCTCTCAAGTTTGTCCATATCTCCTTAACACCATCAGTCATATTATCAAGTTTCTTAGTAGCCTGCCAAGATGTAAGCGCGATGTTAAATACCTTATCCGGATATTTAAAACTTACACTCGGATCTTTCTCAACAAATGATCGCCACTGTTCAAAAAATTCATTATACCCAACGTTAATGTCAGTAATGCCTCGATCACTGTAAAACTTATTCGTTCCTTCTAGTTGTTGGGTACTTTCTATCATAGCCGCTAAGTAACATGTCTGAGGTCGATATAAGGTAGCTAGTTCAAATGCAATCTGATCATTTTCAATCGGCGACTTACACTTGAAATAATTGTCGCTAACATACCCCGCATATTCTACCAACGGACGCTTCTCACCAAATGCATAGATCACATCCGGTACATTATGAATATCACTTAACTGCTTCTTCACCTTCTCTAATTCTGCATACGCCTTCTTATAGTATAAATATTTTTCCAGCTCTACATGCTTCCTGAATTTCGTTGGGTGTTTCGCGGGGTCTAATTCAAGCGACCTAATACCAACAAGATCACTAAACTTATCGGCAATGAGACTTACCAATTTTTTCTTTCTCTTAACAGTCTCATCTATCTTTGTCGCCATCTTTACCTCAGACATCGCACCCCTGACAATATCTAAGAAACCATTTGCAAACTTAGGACCATACTTAATCAGAATACCGCCCTCGTTTAGGCCAGTACTATAAGAATCCATACTGTCTAAGTTCTCAAGTAGCAGGTCCTTTACTATCTCTACTACATCTCCATTATGAAACTTACCCTGTTCTAGTAGTTTAACCGCCACAGGATGATAACGCTTTAATGATGCCGCCTGCTTTGAATGAGCCTGCATCTTAATATAACACCTAGCCTGAGCACAATATGTAATACTCCAGGCCATTTGCTCATGACAGTACTTCTCATAGGACTGTCTGAATGGCTCATCAATATAAAGACCACTACCCATTAACCTAGCACCAAGCCTAATGTTGTCTAAGTTAACCTTCCAACAATCCTCTGAATAAGTATCAAACCTAGACATTGCAATAAGGAGTGTATAGAATGAGTCAAGACAACAATAATGACCCAGGATCTCACTAGGTACACACATAAAAGGATAACCCCAATACTCTAACATAAGATTATTGAACTCCCCTATGTAGTCTGGATATCTCTTACTCAGCTCTTTCCACTCAGGCGTATTGTAAAAACTTGACCTATCTACCTTGAATACCTTACGTTGATCCTTCTTAAGCTTCCCTACTATCTCATACAAGCCTGAATCAATGAGCTCACTAATCCTGTCAAACTCACTATCCCATACATTCACGCCTAGGACTCTCTGAGCTGTCCACTTAAGAGAAAACTTCTTAAGGTGAAATCCATCCATTACATTGACAGCACTAGCATCACAAAGATTATATAAGTCAACACCAAGTACCCTATGACTTACCTGCCACTCATACTGCATATTGTAAGTCCAGATATGATCCATCCTCTTCTTGAAAAATTCACCCAGTAACTTTAAAAGATTACTATACTCAGGTGAACCCTCTGGATAAGAATGGCGAATATCAGTAAGACTAATAAAACCACCAAATCTCTCCGTACAAATAGCAACACCACTCAACCAGAACTCCTTATCTAACGGCATACCACTCGCCTCATAGTCCATTCCATAGTGCTGCTCGAGAGGAAGACTATCTAAATACTCAAGAAACCTAAGTGCACCCTGATAATCGTGAATAATCTTGTGCTGGAAACCTGAAAAACTAACAGGCCTCACAAACTCAGGACTCAAGAAATAATCAATGTCCTCTTGGCTTGGATACTCTACTACTACCTTTGAAAATGCACCGCCCTCCATACTAAGACGAGGTAACATAGCACAGTCAGTATAAGTTTCATTTCTTACACCAAAATGATAGTAAGACTTCAAATACTTAAAAGGCTTACCACCGACAATTAATACACCGTCAGATTCACCTAATGATAACTTAGCAAGACGCTCAGCCTCACTCATACCATACAGGCTCTGAAGTGTGTAAACCTCCGAAAAACCTGAGCCATAATAACGCGCATAGGTCGGAGTCTCTTCTTGATCTACTAATACAATTCTTCTGTTCATTAGATCTTAAAAATAAAAAAGTTTATATTATTATACATTCCTGGAGCTTGTTTAACAGAGACCCCCAGGCATCTCTATCACACATATAAGGAAACTAAAGGAAAAACTAGCCAAGCCTACACATAATGTAAACCTGACTAGAATAATAACACGTCACTTCTTAGATAAAATTTTAAAACTACTAGATCTTTTGTTATTTACTGTAACTAGACCTTTCTTATATTCAAAATAGTCACTTAGATCACTAGCTTTTGCAGCAGCTTTATAACCGATTTCTTTATATATCTCGGCAAGTATTTCTTTAATACCACTCCTAGTATAAGAATTACCTACCTTGAAAGTTTCATATATTTTATCTTTCAGTAAATTCTTATCAAAGCTTAAAATTTTTAATTTGTCATTTAGCACCTCTAATTTATATCCAACAGAGCGACAAACTTCAACTCCTAACCTAACTACATATTCCTTGAATCTTTTATAGGGCACACTATCTAAGATTGCACTAAACTCAGAACGGCCCGATTGTTCACAGAGGTATTTTAATTTATCCTTACGACCTTTTATAATACTGATCTGGCCCAAGAACTCACTGACCACTTTCTTTTCTTCATCTGTAAAGTCTTCTAGTTCTATACCATAATTCTCTTTTACATAACTAAATAGGTCCGTCTCATCTGATTCTAGCATCTCCTGTACCAAATCTCTCGGCCCCTTGTTAAACACTGTCTGGATAAGATTCCAGTTCTTTGTAATTACACCCCTATATTCACCAAAGTACTTGTTGACTGTAGTATGACTTACCTTGGCTGTGCCTTTAAGACTCAATATATCCTCCCTTGTATTAATCTTGTCTATTAACTCAACCAGTTCATCATCTTTAATAAACATCTCGGATCTACCGTCATACTTCTTATCCTTTATGTGTCGATGAATCATTTTCTCGCAGGTCATATCAAACTCATCACCTTCTAGCTTCTTGTACACTATAAAGGATGCGTTGCAAGTCATATACTCAGACATCCTCCTATCAAAATCACAAGTATATCCAATCTTGAAAATACGAATAGGATCATTTAAGTCTCTAGTCGCAAGCATTTCGATTATATATATCATAGCTATTACTTTTTACCTAATATTTTAAAACCGTGTATTTTTTTATCCCCATCCAACAGTAAACAATCCTTCAGCTCAAAGTATTCTTTAAGATCTGACGCTTTTGCGTTGGCTCTATAATCAATACTTTTATACAGATCAGATAGAATTGATTTTATACCAGACTTTGTATAAGAATTACCTACCTCAAATTTATCATGAACCAGCTCCCTAATCTTATCCTTATCAAAGCTCTTTACATTCAGCTCCTTGTTCATATCACCGAACTTGTAACTCATCGCCTTGCACCTATCGATACCTAATACATCTACGTACTCCTTAAATCTCTTACAAGATACATTGTTTAAGATGATATTGAACTCTGGAAGATCAGCTTGTTCACAGAGATACTTAAACTTTTCTCTCCTGTCCTCTATTGAATCTATCTTTCTTAATACCTCTTTAACAACTTCATTATCTACATCTGCAGTACCTATTTTCTTGATTACACTGAATACCGTAAACCTGTTTGCATAGTCAGTCTGTTGCATTTCATAAGCCCTCATCTCTGCTACTTTGACTAAGTTATTAAAGACAGGCACTAACTTGACAATACCACCTACGAAGGTCTTATTAACCGCTACATAATCCTTCTTATAATGCAAAGACTTGGCATAATCTAGATAAACCTCTGATAAATACTTCTGCTCACCCTGATCACTCTTATCAAACACACCTAATAATCCCTTTGTTTTCTTCTCTTTCTCCTCTATCTTCTTGTTAAATACTTCCTCAGGTTTCTTATTAGCACCTTTGATAGACTTGAAGAATAGAGTTGCTTCATTTCTCCAGGGGTTTTCTATTAATCTTTGACGCCCTAGAATTTGTGGGAGATCAAGCGAGATATCAACCGCCAGGGTATCTATATTCGCATCACTAACCACAAAAGATCGGGCGTTGTTACTATAAAAGTCTGCCCCAAGATATACAGTCCTGGTACAGAAGGTAAACATTTTTCTTGGCTCATCTCTCAAAGGAACAGTGCCAATATCAAACTTCTTACCCAGTCTCTTATGTATTTTATTCACATTATCAGTAGTATTAGCAACTAGGATATTCACTTGTTCTGGTGTTAGACCTGCCCTCTTGATAATACTGGTGATGTTATTGACTGAATTGACATAGAAAACAGCTTCCTTCGATTCTATCTTTTCTACACTACCATCCTCTTTCTTTACGTACCTATACTCAAACTTCCCCTTCAGATAAGACTTAATAATTGGCTTAACCTCTGTATAAACAGAAACAAGATTCTTAACATACAAGGTCGGCCTACTAACTCTACCTGGTTCAAGTGCTTCCCAATCAAGTTCATAGTAAGGGAGGTTCTTGAATTCCTCTAACATCTCTAGGTACTTTATCATCATAGGTGTTGCACTGACATAACATACCTTCTGAATTCCCTGCACCGACTTGACAAATTGAAGCTCGGTGTAGGACTTAAACTTACTATCTGTGAAAATACTCTGGAACTCATCAATCACAACTCTATAGTCCATGTCATTAAAGTTGTGCTGTATTATGTCCTTTACTATCCTAAATGAATCATAGGTAACCAAGATCTTCACCGGCTTATCATTAAACCTACAGTCTGTTATGTAACCGGTTATCTCCTTTGTTAAGCGCTTGAAGAAATCCTCCTTGTCCTTCTTCTCCTTCTTTACTTTTTCAGGATCAACCACCTTATACGGATCATACTTAGACTTCTCTTGCTTTGTGAGATCCTTGTCTGTACTTGGGTCACTGTCATAATCGTTAACCACTAAGTAAGTAGTATCCGGATGTTGACCATGCTTATTCTGTAGCAAGATCTTCCTAGGACTACATAAGACAACATTCTCACTGTTCTTGAGAGGATCAATACAGTACTCCGTAAATCCGCAACCAGGGATTTGTTTATTCAAGATGTGCGGAAAATCGTAAATCTTGAATCCCTCAATTTCTGATACGTACCTACATCCAGCAGGTACGTCAAGTTTGATTACATTCATATTATTAATTGTTATAATTATTAAATACTCTCGTCTAACTTGGGCTTTCACCCCAAGCTAAGCTTCGCACACATGAGACTCCATACTGTCGTCCCCATTGTGCTCGAAGCTATGTTCTCAATAATAAGTCTTCTATTTCTTCAAAACTACAATTTTTACCATTTCAGATGTAAATAACTATATAAAAGCTAAGTAATTATATATTGCTTCGAAAAATAGTAACGAATATATAGACATTATATCATTACTATAATCAGTGTAATTAACCATGTAATGTACTATGTAATAGTAATATTTACATAAAAATGTTATATATGACTTTACCATTTTAAATGTAAATAAGTGTATTAAATCTAAGTAATTGTATTTTGCTCAAAAAAATAGTAACTGGAACTGCCACTCATTCCCTCGATTTTCGCTCCGCTCTAATCTCGGAATTCGGCCAGTAAAAAATTTGCAATATCTCTTCTTCAGTCCCTTAAGGCGAAGCCGTATAGTGAAATGATCAGTGATGCCGAAGGAGCGAAGCGATTTGAGGTATCTCTTTTACTGATCATTTTGCTAGTTCTCTTTACTGGAACTTCTTCTGTTTCCTCATTCCATTCCCGTTCCGCTGACGCTCCACTTCATGTCATTCGTCAATCCAGAAGTACATTACTTACCTCAAGTTTGCCCTCCGCTTCGCTCCAGAGGCTTAGCTTTATGTTTTTTTTTTGCAACATAAAGAAATAGTTACAGTGGCGCGAAAAAAAAATTACCCCGAGGATTTTCTCCCCAGGGTTTTTTCTGCTTTAATTCACCACTACATTATTACCATCATAGTCTACGTTAAATTTCGTAGCATCTATGTTTTCTATCATATACTGGCTTACTTGTGTGATGAGATTCTTTTCCAGTAATCGTCTCAAGTCTCTAGCGCCATACTTCGGATCACAAGATTTTACGATATGATCCTTAAATTTCGCGCTAACCTTCAGAGACAGTTTAGTTTTTGTGAACTGCTTTTTGATTTTACCCAGTTCCAGTTCAAGTATCTTCTTAAGTTCTATGTCACCTAATTCATTGAAGATAACAATACTACTAAGTCGACCTATGAATTCTGGCCTAAACGTTCTCTTAATGGCTGCTTGTACGATAGCTTCATTTCTCTTTTTCTTTTCTTCTTTGTTTGGTGTGTTAAATCCTATATTAACATCCCCAGCTAGTTCTTTCGTACCGATATTACCAGTGAAGATGATAACGCATGATGAGAAGTCCACCTCTGTTGTTGCGTCAGCCAATTTGATCTTACCTTCATCCAAGATTGTCAAGAAGATATCAAAGATCTTAGGGCTCATTTTTTCTACTTCATCGATTAGTAGGACGCTGTTAGGTTTTCTCTTGACCTGTAATAATTGAGGTTCACTATCAAAACCTACATATCCAGCACCTACGCCAATGAGTGAATTAACGGAGGTATCATCTTTCAGTGTATTACCATCAATTCTAATCAGGCTATCCTCTGACCCATAGAATGTTGTGGCTAGTTCTTTACAGATGAGTGACTTACCAACACCACTAGGACCTACCATCAAGAAACTACCAAGTGGGCGTTTATGATCAGCTCTAAGTCCCAGTACATTTTGATTGATGACGTTAGTGACTGTATCGATTGCCTCTTGTTGTCCGATCACTCTTGTTTCCAGGGTGTTCTTCATTTCTTTCAGCTTCTCTCGATCTGTCTTTCTAATTGCATCAACTGGCACCTTACTGATTTTTCCAACTGCCTCTGCTACATCTTCGACAGTTATAGTAGGCCAATTCTTTTTATCACTTAGTTCCTTGTTGATTCTCTCTACTTCCTTGCTTAGATCATCCTTAGCACTAGACTCCTCTGCCTGTATTTTCTCAGCTTCATCAAAGTTAGTATTCATTGCTTCTTTGATTTTCGCGTCGGTAATAGTGGTGAGTTTTTCTTCTAGTTCTTTCTGCTTAGTTCTATCGACGGTCTGTTTCAGTTTTACGATTGCCCCAGCCATGTCCATAACTTCTACGGCTTTATCTGGTTGGTTCTTATCTTTTACATACCTCTGAGACCATTCGACGCAAGTATCAATGACATCCTTCCCAATCTTAACATGGTGGAATTCTTCATATTTCTTGCAGACTCCTTTCAAGATCTTAACAGTTTCTTGCGCGCTTGGTTCTTTTACTGATACCTGTGTGAATCTTCTGTTAAGTGCTGCATCTTTTTCAATAAACTTTCTATATTCTTCATCGGTTGTAGATCCAATACACTGAAATTCTCCGCGCGCAAGGTATGGTTTGAGAATATTAGCAGCATCACCATTTCCCGAGTTACTTCCATTACCTACTAAGTTATGGAGTTCGTCGATATAGATAATCACTGACTTATCGTTGCAGACTTCTTTGATAATATTCTTGAGTCTCTCTTCGTATTCTCCTCTATACTTCGTACCTGCCACTAAGTCATTGAGGTTGAGACTGCATATTCTTTTATCTTGCAAGGCCTCAGGTACATCACCGGCTGCAATTCTCTGTGCAAGTCTTTCAACAATTGCACTCTTACCAATACCTGCTTTTCCTGTGATACTGACATTTGGTTTTCTACGCTTACTAAGGATTTCAATAATTGCATCTACGATATCCTCTCTACCAATAACAGGGTCGTAGTTGTTGTCCCTTGCTTCCTTTGTCATATCACGGCTAAAGGAATCGAGTGTAGGGGTAGTGCTATCTTCGCTGACATCACTAACATTAATACCTTCACTCTGTCCCCAAGCTTCGAATTCATCATCCTCTTTGTTCAGACTATTCATTGTAGTACTGCTTGATGATGTACTGCTTGAGGTTGAATCTACTACTCCAGATTGATTGTCGTCGTAGTCAATTCTCTTTTCCTTGAACATACCTTGTAGAGAATCAAAGAGCTCATTAATAGAGTCTTTGTTCATGTAGTTATGTTCCATGTTAACAAGTTCCACAAGCTTATCTGCCTTTTCCTTGTCAAGCACTTCAAAATCAACCACCGCTTTTACTGCTGTCTCTTCATTAATCCAGTCCATCATACTTCTCAAGACTGCATCAACTCTTAGTATATCATCAGTTCTTCCTTGATCTTTTGTTAGGTCTACTGATTCATCCAAGATAGTCTGTAAGTCTTCATGTACTACGATATTCTCAACCCTCCATGATGACTCTTCCTCTTGACTAACCTTACATCTTTCAGTTGCCAGGTTCTTCAGCTTTTCCAGGAGATCTATTTTACTCTTAGCTGGGATCTTCTTGAATTCTTGATCAACCATCCTATCTAAGTCTTCCTTCGCACCAAATTCAAAGTAGAAATTGAAAATATTATATAATAAGTTGTCGACTGTTACTGTCTTTAGCTTATTTTCTACTGCAAAGTTGTAACACATTGCAAAAATAACTTTCAAATCTCTTGATAATTCTGTTTCTCTCATAATTTTAATTAATAATATATTTTATTTCTTTACTAATAAGACTTTTAGGCTAACTTAGTAGTACGAAATTATCTTCTTGTTCAGTAGGGCGGTCTAGGATCAGGCTACACTCACTGTTATCTAGTAGGCCTATTATGTCAACATCAGTACTAATAAAATCTTTAGGTACCTCAGAGACAACTAAGAAACAATCTTTACTATTAGACAGGGCCTTACATATTTCCTTCTTCACTAGTAATAGGTCATCTACGCTGTCTGTATCAACTTTGAAGAACTTTTCACTGATCCTACTTAGAATTCCTTTCCTAACCTCCTCTTTCTTGTTAATCTCTACCCTTTTTATATTCACCATACCATCAAATACTTTAGGCATGATCCTTGGAATTACTAGGTCAAGATCTGTATTAACCAAGTCATACAGGTCATCAGTCAGAAAGTCTATTACTATATCAGGATTTTCTGTTAGTAGCTTCAGTCCGTCCTCCTTATTATAAGATAGTACTTCCTCATCTTCTTCTATGCCTTCTCGATAAGTTAGTGTCTCTACTATTGCTCCACCTTTACTATACGAAACTTCATACCGAAACTCTATAAAAAAGTCTATCGGTAGGTTAATACTAAATCCTAGTCGTGGAAGTTTGTGGAGGTATAGTCTCTTCTTTTCACTGTATGCTGAGTAGACCGTCTCTATTATTTCAGAGAGATATCCAGTACTGTCAGGCAATAGTTTATAATCACGTAACCTGAAAGCTCTATAATCACCAGGATTTTCATCTGTTCCTGTATAAGCTGTAACATGACTAATCATAATAAGTACTTATATTTATTGTTCAACATATTAATTCCATGATAACCCGCCGCATAGAACCCAAGCATATTAATAACGCCAGATCTTCCCAAGTAAAATCTATTCCTCAGCGGTTCACCCTCTACTAAAGACTCTTTCCACATTCTATCAATTAATTTCTTCTGCGGTATTTTATAGTCTTCTAGGTTTCGTTTAAATGCCTTAGCTATTACTGTATCTGACACTTCATCTCTCCCGTAGCTAACCCTAATATGTCTTGCTGGGAGTCTTTGTTCTAATCTAAAAGTCAGGTTACCGTCATCTTCTATACACATCTTCCTAATTAATGATTTCTTAGTGGGCATTTTTCCAGAGTTGAGAATATAATACCCCGGCCATACTTTTACTAGATGCTTATCAACGTAACCTATGAAATCTAGGATCTTATCAACTTCCTTTTTTCTTCCCCACCTAAAATCATTCAAGAGGTCATAAAACTGTTTCTCGCTTAAGTAATCTAGAAAGTAACCAGCACCATATATCTTAATAGGAACCTCTGGAAAAATATAGATTCCCAGTTTTACAGTATCAACGTACATAAACTGTCTAACTATCATATACGAACGAATAAAGGTCAGGTCTAAGTATTTCTCCTAGACCCAACCTGATTTTATAATTCTTGCAATATTTTTCGTTTGACACCACTTAATTCTTTCTTGAGGAGTCTATTTTCTCTCCTAAGTGAATCTATTATGTAATCTGTTTTCTTGGCTTTCTTGTTTAGTTTTTCTGTCCTCCTTAGCAATTCTTTCATCTTACTTTCCAGGCCAACTAATTTTTTAGCCACCGTGTCATCGCTCATAGTATTAGTTTTTATTTTTATACTCTAATGTTCAGCACATAATAGTAGCTGTAGTCATAGAAGTTTTCTTGTCTTTCTTCTTCCCTTATTTCAACCTTATATCCTAAGTCTGTAAGTCGCTTTTTTATGAGAATCAGTGTTACAATTCCTATATCACTATTATATTTCATAGACACTGAGTTTTTACCAGTGACCAATTTATCTAATAGTTTTTCAATTAAACCACTACACAATTCTTCTACCCGAGGCTCTAAGTTTTTAACTCTCTTAAGTGCCTCATCCTTTAACTCGCTTGCTGTCAATAAATTTTCCATTATTTCTTAACTTTAATTACCATCTTAGTTGTTCCACTCTTTATTGTGATCACTGTATCTTTCTTAGTGTCCTTGATTGCGTCTAATGCAGAGTCCACTTTTTGTTGAAACTCCGACTTAGTGCCTCTTGTCAAGTTCATTACCGTAAATATAACGATCAATATAATACTAATGGTCGATATCATAACCAAAAAGTCTTTCACCTCCTTACTGATCATAGTTCAATCTCCTCTTTATTTATTAAGTTCTTATAAAATAGGTTACCATAATTCTTAGAGTAATTTTCTTCAACTACTCCGCCGCTGACCCAATATGATGTCCGTATGTTTTCAAATGCTGTGGTTATATATTTCCTCAGCCTCAGTCTCTCATTCCAGGCATCATAGTCTTCTTCCACGTCCCTAATAATCGGCGGTTCAAAACAGAGCGGCATTAAGTCAGATATTATCAAGTCTACCCTTATCGGAAAACTTGTCTTGCTCTGATCAATTCCGCCGGAGTGTAGGACGTAAACTTTCATACCGTCCAGCTCTATTACTTCTTGGCATGGTAGTAGTTCATCATTATACATTACTCCTTCTTTACTAATTAACACAGTATCGTCAACTATGTCTTCTTTCTCTGTTACTACTTTTATTTTCATACTCACTTATAAGGTTTCTAGATCTTCCAGCACGTGAATTCCTTATATATAGAGATGAGAAAATTAACAGTTGAAAAAATAAGTAAGATATGAGAAAAGTAAGAACAAGAAAATTAGCAGTTGAACAGATTAGTAAGAAATTAAAAGACCTTATGATAAGTAGTAGGGTATTAGATGAACTTGCAGAAGGGGATACAGTATTTAATATCTTTAGTACTAATAAGAGAATAATTGACTCTTTCTTAGTGTATCTTAGTTTTAGAGCCAGATCCATTATAAAAAGTGCTATGGATGGAGAAATAACAGTTCCAGATAAGGATCTTAAAGAAATTACCCTACTGAATAATGTCTTGAAGATTCTATTATTTAGTTGGGGCCCTGCAGTGTATATAAACCATAACAATTATGATAGGTTTATTAAGCCTGACGAGAGGACATCAGATGCGTATATGATGAATTTGGATTTGAGATGTCGAAAAGCTATGAACCTACTGCATCTATTGTTTGAACGTGGACTTAGTAAGTGGTATCTAGCCGTATGAGTGGAAAACTAGTAAGTGTTAATGTATTCTTAGATAAACTGAGGGAATACATAGTAGAACATGAAATAACAAAAGATGAACTAGGCAGGTGTTTGATAAATAACACTTTTGATGCAATGTTTCATGATAGCATCACAAGGGAATTCAACTCTCTTGTTTACGTCATATATAGTAAGGCAGATCGTATGTTATTTAGCTTAAAACTTCGTAGGCTAGAGGGTTACTATGATAGAGCGTATATGTGGTTAAAGAAGTTAAAGGATATATCAGGATTATACTTAGGTGATGTAGACCAATCCAAGTATATGAAGGTAAATATCAGAAATGCAGGGAGGTTTTTAGGTAAGTTCGGCCTAGATGACTTAAAAACCCATCCTTCAGAGACGAGAGAGTTCTTATATAGACAAAAACTATGGTGTTTAATCTGGGAAATTTGTAAGATATCAGAAAATTTTAGTATTTAATAATAAAAGAAAAATGAAAAGTATTTTTAGTAGACTTAGAGGTAGAAAAGTAAGTAGTGGTATCAGTAATGAGAAACTACAAGTTATGGCATCATCTATTAGAGGTGGTGGAATTAACATAAACACGCCAAAAGATTATGTATCTCCTTATATTATCAAGGAGAGTGAGAACATTAGAACAGTACAGGTTGATGTATTTTCTGAACTCCTCAAGAATCGTACATTGTTCTTTGATGCTGATGTTAATAGAGACTCAGTGGTAACGGCAATGTGTCAACTCTTGTATATGGTAGCTGTCAGTAAGGAGCCAATTACTATGTATATTGCAACTCCTGGCGGTGATGTATACTATGGCCTTGCACTTTATGATCTTATGGAAATGATCAAGGCAGAGGGTGTAGTAATCAATGTGTACTGTATTGGCTTGGCAGCTAGTATGGGAAGTATTCTGATGTGTGGTGGTACAAGAGGTCATAGATACGCACTTAAGCACTCTAGAATTATGATCCACCAGCCATTATCAGGTACAGGTGCAGGTCATCATCAAGAAACAGACATCAGAATTCTCAGTGAGGAGACTAGTGTACTACGTAAGGAGCTTCAGATGATTCTTGCAGAGGCTAGTGGAAAGTCTTATGAGGAGGTAAATGCTGACTGTGAGAGAGATAACTGGTTGATGGCTAGTCAGTGTCTTCCAGGTGTCTATGGTGAGTTTGGCTTGATTGATGAGATTAAGACCAAGTTCTAGTAATATCAGAGTAAGGTTATCTAAGTTAGGTAGCCTTACCTTTATTAAACCAGTATATGAAATTAGTAGCGGCATATGATCCAGGTAATCGTTTGAAGATATGTGCGGAGCTAGTAGTGAATGTCCCTAGATTTACAGATAGTACCTACCAACTCAGTAAGTACTTGAGGATTCATAAAGCTAATCCATCAAATATGATAGAGGAGGTACTTGGAAATAGTGGCAGTGAGAAAGAACAAGAGGAGTACTTAATGAATACTCTGTACAACTCTCTTTTTTACATAGACTATTTTAGAGTTGACCAAGCTGTTATGTTGTTTGAACCATTGAAACTGTACCTAGTATTATGTGAGTATCGTAATGTAAGTAAGTATCTAACTTCTAAGCAGGTAGTAGATATGTGTAAGGAGTCTATAACCAATAATTTTGCGGTAGGTGCATTTTATGGCCCATACTATGCTAACTATTATAACTTTACAAGCCTTAAGGTTGATAAAATAGAGACAAGTAAGATAGGAATGCTGGATGTAAAATCTATATTCTGGAAGAGAAATCCAGAAGTTATTAATCTATTAGATACTACTTATAGATGAAACTAGATGTATTATTTACAGCAGAGTCTTTAGAATATACTTACATTGATATAGTAAGGTCTAATGCAATCTTCCCCATTAAAGTTAGACTCCCTGATAATTTTGTGATGGAACTAGAACTATGTGCCGAAGACTTTAGACCTGTTACGGTTTGTCATAGTAATATAGATTTCTTTGAACAGGAGTGGAGGTGTTTTTGTGTTAGTAGGTTTGGTGCTAGTAGTTCACTCTCTGATGGTTATGTTGACTTAGACTTATATGTTAGATTGGACCTTATGAACCCAAGTCTTAAATACCCAAGCAAGAAATTCTTAGAGGCTTTAATAGATGAATCACTGAAAGATCCCATCTATAGTCTAGAGTTTTTCAATCCTAGTTTTATAGAGTCTGGCGAGTATATAAAGTCAGTAGGTAAGAGGTTGAAAGGGAAGATGAAATTTAATGATGTAGAGTTGAACTTAGGAGACTTGAGTTCTTGGGATCTAAACAAAAACGCAGGTCTATTTCTAAGATACATAGTAGATGGAGAAGATTAACCTAAAGATAATAAGGGATAAGGATAGAGGATATGAATTACTACTTTTTCCCACACAACTATGCATTACGAAAGATGTAGCTGATACGTTGGATGATGGGTCTAAGGTGTTGGTGAATTGTTTTAGTAGTTACACCAATGCTAAAGTAAGAGCAGAGGAGTTAATAGGTGATCCATCAAGGTGCTTAGAAGATTATTATATAATATTTGACAGAGGTTTTGAGATCTTAGAGTACCAAAAACCACGAGAATTTAAATTAATTACTGGAAAGAATGCCAAAGAGATTCTGATGTATGAAGAGTTCTATCAAAATATTATTTATCGTAACCAGAGTGATGATAGACTGATAAAAACATTGATAGGTGGATATGAGAATTACAGAGTATCAATAGAGGACTTAACACTAGAATATGACCCAAGGGAAATATTTTGTAAGAACTTGTACTCATATAGTCAGGCGTATGAAGTCTTCGTAATAACCCAATATAACTTACTATTAGATGAAAAGGAAAATAGAAGTGGGAATAGTTAGGGAGTATGATTATTACCAAGTTATTCTCCCAGTTAAACTCAAGTACCCTAAGGATTACAAGAGGCATATTTTCAAGAGTGATTATTACTTTAACAGTGAACTAACTAGGGTAGAAATTGAACAGTTACTAGAAAAGTATAGAGAGTACGAGCTTGTAGAAGTTAATATATTGTTGACTCTATTCGATTATTGCTATTCAGCAATCCCAGGACCTACAAACGCTAAGTGGATGACTGATAAATTACTAAGATATGCACTCTCTCGGTGGACCCCTACTCTTGCAACTACTTCATCTTGGTTTGACCTAGATTATAATGGCGAGTTAGTTAGTATAGAAGGTGTTGGTTTCGGAGGTACGACCTGTGAACGAAGGAAGATTATAATAGAAGATACAGAAATTCTAAAAACAGATAATAGACTAGACCATGAATACCTAATAGCTGGCTTGTATCAGAAGTCAGTAAGGGGATAGTACATTAGACTTGTACTATTCTTTTTTTTGTTCCTCATAATTCCTTATATGTAGAAATGAAGAAAGAAATAGTTATAAAGAGAGTATTTTATATTGCAAATAATATAGATTACGTTTTTATACCAATTAAAATACCTTGCTGGTTTCTAGACAATTGGTTTACGAAGCAGTATGGTGGATATTACTACTTATCCCCTATTGCTGTTGAAAGTAAGGGTCTAATATTAAATAAACTAGGATTATGTAGTAGCTCAAGAGAAAAGTTATATCTACTAAAGGCTGTTAAGACTTTTAGTAATAAAATAACGCCGAATATGGCTAGAGACCTGATAGAGCACTCAAGAACTTTGACTAGTCTTAAGTATGCACCTATTCTGGTCGGGAAAACGAGTTACATAGGTGGGAATAAGACCTTTAGAATGAAACTAGGTACTGATTTGACTCTTAAAGGAATAGACCCAATTATTGATGAGATATTTACAAAACTTATACAGGATGAAGAAAAACTATAAAATAAAAATCTGCGTTGACTGTTATAATCATGTAGCATACGTAGTTCCAATCAAAGTACCTAGAGTTGTGTTGAGTACCTATTTTTCTGAGGTTAGTAATCTTCCTAAACACAAGACTATTATTTATAAGCTGGACAGAGGACCTACTGATAAAGCAATAGGTAATGAAGTAATGGCTGGGGTTAGGGAGTTATTAAGTAAAGATCAGCTAGGTGACCTGGTAAGTGTAGAAGTATATGTAGATGATGTAATTGCCCGCTTTACTGATAGGACTGACATTTTTAAAGCAGGAAAGATAGTAGAGCGTTTGAGGAGTCAGGATTGGATGGTAAGTGAAAGGATGTATTCTGATTTTGCATACTTTACTAGACCTGGGAAGCTGTTTGGTAATTACAAGTATGAGATACATGATAAGATAATAAGTGCTGAACCTCCATTACTAGGTGAGAGATATATTTGGATGGAGGAAGTGATGTCTATGTTGATCGAGTGGTGGTATGGCAAAGAAAAAGAAGACAAAGGTATATCTGATATTTAGAAACGGAATAGCATACAGTCTATTCTTTTCCGCGCGAGTACCAATGAATGATGATATTATGAAGTTTATTGAAAATCCTCGTCGCTTACCATTAAACTACTCTATCTACTTCGAAGGTGTTAAGTCTCGCGCGGATGTATTTATTATGTTAGACTTCCCGCCTACACCTCGTTCAACAAAAAAGTATCCAACTAAGAAAGATGTTGTTAGGTACTTGGAGAACTTAGGACTTACATACTCTGAGAAAGATGCTATACTTCTTGAAAGTGAGTTGGATAGGGTGTTAGGTTCAATATCGAGAAACACTCAATATACTAAGTGGACTGTATTTGATTATGAGGTAAGTGTGGACCAATCAATGATACTGAGAAAAGCAGGTAGTGGACAGTACCATGAATTTGTTAGGAGACTTTTTCATGAAGGTAAAGACTAAGTTAGCTTTTGTATATTATAAGGAAAAAGATCTCCCGAGGATGTGTTGCTATCTGAGATTAAAAACATTATGGTCTGAAAATATAGAATCACTGATTGATAGTGAATTGTATAATCATATTGACATGTGTGGTATAAGTAAGGATGATGTGGAAGAATTGTACGTGTATTTCAGGGTTAATGACACAGAATGTTGTATGAATAGTATGAAGCTCCCCACCATAAGAATTATCAGGGACATCATAGGACATCTTTCAATTGATCCACTTTGTCACTATGCGGTTGGTGAAAGTTTTAGTATTGGTACTATAGATCCAATTGTAAAGTTATTTGATGTTACTATTGACTTAGGTATTCTTCGAGATAATACTGAGAGTAGTATTAACTTTAACTTTGGATTAAAAAGAGTATTAGAGGTGATATTATGGAAAAGTTATACATAGAAGGGAGTTAGAGTTATGATAAAATGTAGCTTAGCAGTAACATGGTATTTTGGGTATATAACCGACGTAGTGAGTTACTTAAGATTAACTGTCATGGCGAATGAGGAGATTTCATCCTTGATCAATAATGATATGCTTTGGTCGAAGAATTTTAATGAAAGCTATAGTGGTTTTTCTAATCTAAGCCCTCGTGAATTCTACTTCTCTATCACAGGCGTAGACTTTTTTGTAGGGGAGCATAAGATTCCCACTAAGAAGATGGTAGATGAACTATTAAAGACGGCTAAGCTTGGACTTATTATATTAGACCAAGATAGATTTATAAGACTAATTGCAGAGAGGGGTGATTATAAGATAGAAGAGATAAGTACAGTGGTGGACCTAGACTTGTTTCTTGGTAAGTGTGATTCGGAAAATAAGAGGCTTAAATTTTTACATGACCTAATAAGAAGTGCTGAAGATATTAGTAAAAAGATCTAACTATACAAGTTTAATTGGAATCTATACAGAGGTGAAAATATTAGGATCTAGAGAATTAACGGATTACTTTGATAGTCTGTACGACTCTCTTACAGGTATTAGTTGGAAAGCTAATGAACCAACATACTCGATAGATCATTTTAAGAACTTAGTACCAACTGTTTATTATTTCTACTTGGGCGACATACTACCTGAGAGAGGAAATAATATGAAGATATTTACCAAGAAACAGTTAAGAAGATTCCTAGAGACAGCAGAGGTAATAGGAAAAGTGTGGCATTGGAGAAAGATAGATGCCTGGAAAGTTAATTATTTTCTCGAAGAGGTAATAGTTGACTTGAACCCTTCCGATATTGACAAGAGAAGTTTACCAGGCTTATCACCAGCACTAAGATTCATTGTAAACCAACTACATAATGGAAAGAGCACGGTTACTAGCGGTTAGGAATTGTTGTAATGGACATATTAGTACCTACATAGGATTATCTTGTTGGGGTTCAAAAAATCTCCTGGATTATTTGAGACGCTTATATTTCAGCATGAACTTCTATCCTGCAGAAGTAGATTTTCCAAGAGAGACACCTGAGATTAAGAAGCTATCAGAATTTACAGACCTAGAACCTATGGGACTGTATTTTAGGGTTATTAGTCCCTCCGATAATCTAACGGCCGGCAAATACATAACACATAAACAAATACAATTGATACTTAAGGACTATGTAATAACCGATGAAGTGGAAAGTTTTAGTTTCTATGATGGGACTATATTAGGCAGGGAAGTTTATGACATTATGATAGACAGGGATGAACTAACGAGTAAGAGTTATGGTTCTGATAAGTTAATGTTCATACGAGACCTAATGAGACTACGTAGTAATTTTACATGGTAGTCAGTCTTAGGTTCCTTAATGGTGTGATAATAATAAAAGAAAGTTTATGTTAGACAAGAGTGAAATTTATTATTCGTATGATGATGTATTTATCTTACCAGCTACGACAAGTTTTATAAGTAGTAGGTCAGAGTGTAATGCAAGGAGAGAAGATGATAATATGTACCCTATCTTCACAGCCCCAATGAATTCAGTAGTGGGTCTTGAGAATGAAGATTACTATAGGGAGCTTGGTATTCATTCTATCTTACCTAGAACAATTGAGCTGGATATTAGATTAAAGCATGCATTGTCTGGTAAGTGGGCTGCATTTAGTCTTAGTGAATTTAGTAGTCATTTTTCAGAGGGCTCCAGTACTGTGATTGGAATGGCTAGGGCACTGATTGATGTTGCTAATGGTCACATGGAGAAAGTACAAGACCTAGTGAGACGCGCCAAGAATCATTATGGTAGTAGTCTTGAGGTGATGGTAGGAAATATAGCTAATCCCGAATCAATCATACCTCTATCTAAGTGTGGCGCGGATTATGTAAGAGTTGGTATTGGTGGTGGACTTGGATGTATCACTTCAACTCAGACTGGTATACATTGTCCCCCTGCTACACTACTAGATAAGATGGCGCAACTTAAAGATGACATGAGGTGCGACGGAGAACATACTGCTAAGATAATTGCTGATGGTGGTATTAGATCTTATGCTGATGTGGTGAAGGCATTATCACTAGGGGCTGATTATGTTATGATAGGAGGATTGTTCAGCTCTTTAGTAGGCAGCAGTGGAGAGTACGTCGCGATAAGTAGTCAGAGTGGGGGCGCCAAAGATAGTGTGGTGCCAAAGAATAGAGAAGATTTTGAAGTAATCAGTAAGTGGCTCGATGATGGACTAACCGTGAAGAAAGTATTTTATGGTATGGCTAGCGCAGAAGGTCAGGTTGCTATGAATGGTACTAAGACAAAAACATCTGAAGGTACTAGTAAGATCTTGACTGTTACGGATGACTTGCCGGGGTGGATTGATAACCTTGATTCATACCTTAGAAGTGCAATGTCTTATGTAGGAGTCAAGAAAGTAGAAGACATGTACAAAAGATCTACATGTATTATCACAAGCAAGAGTGGTAAGGATAGAATAAATAGTTAGAGTACATAGGCTGGGAAACTAAATTCCTGGCCTTTATTTTTATTCCCTCTTAATACCTTACTTGTGTGAAAATAGTAAAAATATTATGGCAGGAAAGAAACAAGAACTAATTGCATTTAAGACACTAGATAAGAATGGTGTTGATAGAATAGGTAGAAAGTTTGAAGTTGGTAAGAAGTATAGTACAGACAAAGATAATATGTTTGAGGCTGAGACTTTTCCCATCCGACAGTTCAGGTTTAATTCCATGATGAGAACAAAACATGTAAGGTGTGTACTGTCAGGGAAGATTAGAAGAGTAAGTGGTGATGATACTATATATGAATCAACAGAACTGGAAATAGCAGAAGAAGTTGATCCACTATATATGGCTTCTCTTGGTATACGTCAGATAAAAGAAGATAGTAAGACGCCAGATAGAATTGGGTATACTGATATAATGCATGATTATAAACAGATGTATTCTACAGGTATAGGTAAGAGTCTTATTACTGGTTATGATGGATCACTTGTATCGTCCTGTAGTTTCGGTGTAGAAGTGAGAGTAACTGGACATGAATCAAGGGTTAGTTCGACAGGGGAAAGCTCTAATATATTTATCGGTGGTGAATGTAATATGATAAGCAGTACAGGTGATAGGTGTATTATTGCTGCCTGGGGAAGAGGTCATCATATATCAGTAAGCGGCGAGAATAGTACCGTTTGTGCATTGGGTGAAGATATCGTTGTAAGTAGTTCTGATGATTTTGCAAACGTAGTAGTACTTGGGGTTAATAACAAAGTAAGTACAACGGGAGATGAAGCTGAAATCTGTAGTAGTGGTGACAATACAATCATCAATGCAGTAGGTGAAAGATCAATCATAAAAAGTGTTGGCAAAGATTGTATGATACTTGCAGCGGGCGATTCAATAGTTAGTGCAGGTCTTGGTAGTTGGATTACACTCACTAAGACAAGAAAAAACGGTGATGGGAATGCAGTGCCGGTTGATGTAGTAACGTGGAAAGTAGATGGAGAGTGTATTTTCCCAGGCGTATACTACAAACTAAGCGATGATGACTTTGAACCTGTTAAAATGTTAGGTAGTATTGCAGAGAATATCGAGTAAGGTATTCTCTTCTTTTTATTCGTCGGCTAATATATGGCAGCGTAATTTAGATGCCTTCAAACCCTTAATAGTGAATAGAATGGAATCCGTAAGCCCTGGAGTAGATGTTCTGCCAATAATCGCCGGCAGAGGAAAGAGGTAATCCGGGTTGATGAATTTTGCTCAGTTTTATAGTCACTAGTCTAAAATTGAGATACCCTAGGGCGGTATAGGTGAGCCATGTACGCAGGAGCTATATTTCGAGAGTGCTTTGACACACATGTATAGTACGGTACTGGTAGAGGTAGGGAGTCGAAAGGAAATCATTCATAAATGATTAACTCCCAGCCGTTTTATTTTTTTTTTCGTTCTCTGATTATAAAGCCCTAGAATCCTTAAATATGAAAGAGGTGCAGTAATCCATTGAAATATATGGTACTGTATAGGCTTAGTTTTGCTCAGTTTTATAAGTCTCATGTCTTATTATAAGATATGCTTAATTAGTCACAAGACGCTGAGATACCCTAGAGCGATAAAGGTGAGCTATGTACGACAGGAGACCTTTCATAGTCGGTTATGTTTAGGTTACGGTACTGGTGGAGATGGGGAGTCGAAAGGATAGTTAATTCGATGCCAGCAATGTCAATAAGGCTGGAAACGATCATAGGGTTAACTAGCTCCCAGTCGTTTTATTTTTTTTTTCGTCCTCTAGATCCCTTATATGTAGATTAATAATAAAAACATAAACAAAAATGAATAGGAGGAAATTATTGAACTACTTATTAAGTACTGGAGATTATTGTTTTAAAATAGATAACTTCTTGATCCCTAAACGGTTAATATCTGAAAGGGGTTATCCAATTAACTTAGAGTACAATAGGCAGCAAAACGTAGATCAGGGAAGTTTTTGGTCTCCTAATTTCCGTAAGGTGCTTGAAAAGAAGTATAAAAAGACGGTTTATATAAGAGAGTTTCCACTAATCATACAAGACCAAGATGTATGGAGAGGATTATGTAATAAGTACTGTGTTAGTGATATAGAACATAGGCGAAAGAACTATTTTGTGGCTGATTATTTCTTTCCACGCCAAAGTATGTTAGTAGAAATAGATTCAGACTACCATCTTGATGTATATGATAATGCAAGAGATGAATATGTACAAAATACTTATGGTATCAGTACGTTAAGATTCTATAAGTTTGGAGAGAAAAAGGCCAAGGACAAGCAATATATAAGAGATTTTAATTCTTGGTTAGCTAAAAGAAAGGGTCTTGTAACTAGCTTAGACTATACCACGATGATTTTGGAGAAGTTCAATAAAGCTAATGGAGATATAATACAATTTCTAGATTTTGTAGAGGCTAATCTGAATAAAGCCAGAGATGGAATATTCGACCTAAGTGCGTATAGTCATCTACTAAGTGGTTGGGATGCTGTTAGAAGAATAGATATGATTATCAGTAATATATACGGGATTAGGGTTGTAGTTAGCAACTGGAGGTATAGATAATGTAATTGAAAAGCCTCCAATTCCTTAATAGTGAGATGTGGCAAGTATCGACTATAGGGATCTTGTCATAAGGCTGAGTTTTGTCTAGTATTTGTAAGCCTTCGAGTAAGGACCGATCTCGATAATATTCTAGACTACCCCACGTAGCGATAGAGGTTAGCTAAGTACGTACAGGTAGAGATAGAAGATGTTTACATCTTCAGTCGATATAGGAGTGAGGCATTGCTCCTATAGAAAGAAGGGAGCACGAAATTCCTGGAGTAGAGGTCTTACCATAGAGCCGGTAAGGGAAAGAGGTAATCGTGTTGACTAATTTTGGTTGTTTTTATAAGTCTAATTTAATCTAAAACAATCCACCCTGGTAGCGATGTAGGTAAGCTAAACACTTAGGGCTATTTCCGTGGATGGGTCGCATCTAAGTAATAGTTCCGGTGCGGTAGAGATAGAGAGTCGCAAGGAGAGAATTCTAAACGCAATTCCACTCTCTGTCGTTTTTTATTTTTTTTCTTCCTCTAAATCCCTTATATGTATGAATAGAAAGTTATTGAATAAATTTTTAAGAAGTAGTGATAGATTTTCGTTTTACCTAGGTGAGTATTGTTTTCCAAAATTTATACAGTCTGGGCCAAACAAGTATTTTAGTCTAGAAGATAATAGAAAACAAAACTTAGAGCAGGCAGACAGCGCTTGGTCAAGATATTTCAAATCAATCTTACAGTGCTATAGTGGCCTTTATTATATTCGGGAGTTTCCACTAATAATAGAAAGAAGGGATAGGTGGGAAAACTATTGTTTAGCTAACATGGCTTTAGATAACGAATCTCTCAATAGAAAGTATTTCTTAGCAGACTATTTCTTCCCTGACTACAATTTATTAGTAGAGATAGACTCAGACTTACACATTCAAGAATATGATAAGGCAAGGGATGAGTATATACAGGAAATCTGGGGATTAAAAACTCTTAGGTTCAATGAGTTTGGTTGTAGTCCTGAAAATCAATCTTATTATATAAGAGAGTTTAATAAGGTAATAGAGTGTGGAAAAACGAACAGGGTCAGTATGATTTATAATAGTCTACTAGTAGATTACTTTAATTATAAATTTGGATCTATTAAACAGAATATTGATGCAGTAGAAAGGATAATTAATACAAATAGATTAACAGAAAGAGTATTAGATCTAACAAGCTATGGTAAGGTCTTTGGGAATTTTATGGATTTTAAAGACCTACAGTATGTGATTTTAGGTATGTATGATATTCTTGTAATTTCAAAGGCCTACAATCCTTAATAATGAAGGTGCATAGTAATTTAAGTGACAATCTATCTGGAAAGATGATAGAGGGCTTTTACCTGCTATGTTGGTCTTGGTTTAGTCTAGTTTTGAGAGGCCGCTTATTAACTAACACTAGAATACCCTTGCAGCGAGATAGGTTAGCTGTGTACGACAGGAGGCCCGGAGAATCTAGAGTGCACTGGATTTCTTTTGGGATTACGGTACTGGTAGAGATAGGAAGTCGAAAGGATAGTAGTGTAGTCGCCAGCACTGACAATAAGACTGGGGTGAAACGGAGACATTACTAGCTTCCTGTCGTTTTATTTTTTTTTGCTCCCCACACCTAGGATGCCATCAATTCCTTAGATATGATAGAAAATGGAGTATGTAAGTCCTGGAGTAAGACCCGACAGACAGAGGGGTAAGGAAAGAGGTAACCATGCTGATGAATTTTGCTCAGTTTTATAGTCACTGGTCTAAAATTGAGATACCCTAGAGCGAAACAGGTGAGCTATGTATTGCGAGTCAGGCGGGAGGCCAAGAGGATATATCTATACCCGTTATTGGCTGTAATACTGGTAGAGATAGGATGTTGGGATTGAGGTTGTTCACGTCAAAAAATGACCGAAGAAAGCTTCTCAACATCCAGTCGTTTTTTTTTGCAAATTAAAAAAGAGAGAAAGGTAGTTTACCAATCTCTCCTTCTTTTTTAGTCAATCATAATCTGTTTTCCTGCGAGTCCCTTTTTCTTTTGCAAGTTGATCAAGAGTACACCATTCTTCAGGCTTGCACTAATATTATTCATGTCAATCTCCCTGCCTACATAGAATGACTCTTTGAAATCTGGTAGTACCTTAGTTTCACTGTTTTCTTTATTCACACCACTAACAGTCAATCTTTCATCCTCTGTTGTAATCTTCAGGTCATCTTTATCTAGTCCTGGCACTACTAAAATTATTCTTGCACCGGACTCTGTATTCTCAACCTCACTACTTACCCTCTTGCATGTATCATCAAAAAGTGACATCGCTGTATCAACGTAGTTCTTTATAAATCTATCCATCATATTTTTCAATTTTTTTTGTTAAACTTGTACTGCTAATAATACAAATGAAATACCAAAATAATTTCTCTGCCTTTTTGTCATCCCTACCCTGCCAATTTGACATTTTCGTAGGTGAGGTAGACATGGAACCTTATTAATAGAAAACAGACAATAAGTAAAAAATATGGAAGATTATTCAGACATACCAAAAATGTTCGTGGTGAAAAATGAACCGCAGGAAGTAACACAGATTAGGGCTCACATACTTAGATCATTCAAGGACCTACTATTTTTCGAAGAGCCACATATTTATTCACTCCATGGTAAGCAGTTGACCTCTGTTACTACTATGTTGGGTAAGTATATGGCACCTTTTGATACAGAACAGACAGCTACTAATTATGCTAAGAAAAATGGTGAGACTCCTGAATATTGGAAGGATAGGTGGTTGTGGAAAAATAAGATGTCTACAATTACTGGCTCACTTGTTCATGAATTCGGGGAGTCTTATTCTTACTTAATAAATGGTCACCCTGAGAGAATAACAGAGTCTTGTAAGTGTAAGTATGTGGAGGATAAAAACTGGCTCATTCCAACAAGGGGTAAAGAAGAGGCAGTTATCAATTATTGGTCTAGTCTCCCACATTGTCTTCACTTCGTTTATGCAGAGGCGATGTTATATACAAATAGCAATCCAGATCCTAGTACTCATCTCAAGACACAACTAGCGGGGACGGCAGATATCTTATTATACTATAAAGATACTGTTAACCCGGAGAATAGTGGTCTTGTAATAGCTGATTATAAGACAAATGCTGATATTAGGAATAAATTTGCAAGATCGACAGGTAAGAAGATGAAAAGTCCATTTAGCGATTTCTTGTCTGAACCGCTTAGTGAATATTATGCTCAGTTCAGTACATATCAGATACCACTAGAAGATATAGGGCTTAAGGTTATCGCTAGAAGACTTGTATGGCTTAAGGATGATGGTAATTTTGAAGTCCTAGCAACACCTGACCTATCACAATTAATTAGAGAAAACTTATGATTATTGGAATTACTTACTATAAAAATAAAGCTACCGGCCTTAAGTGTGTCGATGTAGTAGTACCTATTATAAAATCTAGTGCAGATACCTCTATATTAGTATTTACTAGACCTACTGATAAATATATAAAAAGGAGAACTGCCCTAAAAATTATAGAAGAACAGTTAATAAGTGGAAAAGAAGTATGGAATAGATGTTTAGATCTAAGTGATAGAAATGCATTTACAAAATACAAGAAGTTGAACTATGAGATTATTATAGGTACAGATGTTGTAGACCTAGAAGATAATTGGATAGTTAATTTGATAGATACATTCAAGAAGAGTGGTTAGTACTACCTTTTTATTTCGTCTTAATTTCCTTAATAGTGTAGAATGAATAGAATATGAAAGCAAAAGTTGTTTACTATAAAAATAGATTTAGTGACTATATATTTGCTAGAATTATGGTACCTGTGGCGTTCAGTAGGAATTTAATCGTAAGAGGTTCTGGAAAGCTGTATAAGGGAGACGTTGACCTGCGCACCACTAGATCTTGTATATTGAGTTTTATAAGGTTAACTAGTAAATTCATAGACAGTGCCACTATTTTAAATATAATAGAAGAGCAATTAAAGAATGGATCAAAACCAGGAATAAATCGTCTCGAGATTAGAAGCAGTGTCGTACAATCAGAATACGAGAGATTAAATACATTCCAGGTTAGTGCAAAAGATATAGACCTAGATGATAGTAGAGTATCTAAGTTAATAGAAAAATATGTTAAGATAATGTAGTACTACCTTTTTATTTTGCCTTAGTTTCCTTATTAGTGTAACAACAAAAAAAATTATTTATATGAATAGAACTAGAGATTATTCAGTAAGTATTAAGAAGAACATTATTGAGAAACTATCAGACTACCTTGAGAAGAACAAGATCAAAACTATGGTACTTGGTGTGAGTGGTGGTATTGATAGTACATTAAGCGCCGCATTATGTTATGAAGTTGCTAAGAGGACAGGTGTTAAGTTGCTTGGTTACTCTTTGATGTGTAAGACTAATGCAGAGGGTGAGGTTAGTTCTGCGTTAAATGCGGGACTAGCGTTTTGTAATGAATTTAAGGAGGTAAACATTGAGAATTGGTATCTTCAGTCTAGTAACTTTGTATCAATCGGGACTAGTTCAACTGATGATCCCGCCAATCTATCGGCCATTGCATTAGGTAATATTAAGGCAAGACTTCGTATGATTTTCTTGTACTGTAAGGCCGGGGAAACTGGCGGAATTGTAGTTGATACAGATAACATGACTGAGCACAATACTGGGTTCTGGACGATTCATGGTGACGAGGGTGATGTAAATCCAATAGGTAATCTTTGGAAGTCAGATATCTATGAGGTTACTGACTACTTGCTCACAGAGTATCTTGAATATCGTGAGACCCTAGTAGAAGGTGTGGATGACGAAGAGATCAAGAGAACTGGTTATGCTGTGGCTGCCCTGGAAGATGCACTTAAGATAGTACCAACAGACGGAAATGGAACATCTGCTAGTGACCTTGACCAGATTGCACCAGGTTGTACATATGAGCAGGTCGATGAAGTACTCAAGACTTGGTTGTCTATGAATAATGACGAGAAAGAACTATGGAACAGAGGCTTACAATCAAAACTATACAAGATGATAGATGAGATTGGCGTCGACATGGTTAATAGAATCTTAGATCGTCACAAGAGAACAGAGTATAAACGAATGCATAGACCAATTAAGCTATGAAAAGATACAAGATTACATATCCAGGTGGTGTGAGTCAAGAGAAGAATCTAGTAGAGAGAAGCCTGTATGACGAGGTGATCAAACCAATAGATCAAACTCTCTACAAAGTTGAATCAATGTTAGCAGAAACAAATGCCAAGAAGAAGAAAGAACTTGTTGAGGACTTGAGGCATACTAGAAAGAAAATTAAGTCCGTCCTGTCTAGTTTTGGTGAGTATTTTGTAAGTGATTCTCCGTTAGGTCAGGCAATGGTGAATGGTGGAAAACTAATACTACCTGAACATCAAGGAGGTATAACTAGTCCAGTAATTTTTGAAGAGATTAAGTAATGGTAATTGAAGTATTAAAAAACAAGTACAAGTGTGGATGTAATAAGGGGATTGCAAAATTAGATCAACCTGACATCCTAGAAAAATTAAATTCCATCATAGAGTGGGATATCTGTAAGTTTCCTGAGAAATCAATCATAGAAACAGAGAAGGACGAGTGGAATAAGTACTTTGGTCCTGACTGTGAAGAGATTGAATATAAGGAGGTACAGGATGAGAACGGCGTTAAGTGTAGAACATTCGAAGATAGGAATTTCTTAGGCGCCTTATCAGAATTAAAGCCAGGTAATTGTTTCCTATTCGATGGCCAGTTTATCGCAGTTGACAGTGCAGATAGATTAGTTCTCATGTTTAGCGGATCAGGTTATAAGGCGCTAGATAGACTTTGGGAAGAAGAGATTTGTCCAGAGCTTAGGATATTCTACGGCGACAACAATGTAAACAATGTAGAGTATAAAGGGCTTGACAAGGAACCTGATTATAAGAATGAGTTTAACTTAGAGGTCAGAATTCCTTACCTAGATTATAACAAATGGAAAACCTACTTCCTAGATGGTAATGATAAGATACCAACATTAGAGGGCGGTAAGCATGCAGTACTTTGTAAGCTTGATTCAGATGATCTTCCTTTTGAGTTTGAGTTTATTATGACCGATCACTGTGCATTCTTTAGAGGTGATGAAATCGATGAGGAGGATAAAGATATTGCAGAGATGGCAGTGAGACAGACTATTTCTTGGTTCTATGAAAATACAAAGCGGAGCATTAATCCACTTGATATAGAATCTAAGAAACAGCAGGAAATCTCAGACTATCAACAGAAGAAGCAATTAGATGAGATGATGAAGACCTTAGGTGGTGGTGAATAAAAAAAATAAAGTAGTAGATTTAATTTCTACTACTTTTTCTTTCGTTCCTCTTTATGGTCTCTCCTGGTTCTTGATAAAATCTTTCACTGCGTCACTTCCATTGTTGTCTATTAGCACCGAACAACTGGCCATAAAATATTTAGTGTTAGTTACTTTTGTGCAGTATCTTGTATAGACCGACATTACTAAGTTAAACACTACTACAATGGCCCATACTATCGGTGCGTTATTTACAATGTCTATCGCAGTGCAGGTACCTATCAGCACTGAATATAATAAGACAGAGGAATTATCTATTAGTTCTGCATACCTCTTACTGTTTGCACCATAGAAATAACTTCTCCCTACTAGCGGACACATAAGACTTAAGAATCCCATAAGTTCAGGGTTTCTTAATTTTCTATTTGCGATCATGAAATTAAGATCCTGTTCTGTTAGCTTGTCAAAATTACTTTTATCCAATTCCAGAAGCTCAAGAAGGTCAGGCTTAGAAATGTACCTACCAATCTCTGATCCCAATACTACTTTACAGATTTTTTCTTTCTCCATTTTTCTATATTTTTTGTTTTTACTAAGAATATTATTGTTGTATCACTATATACGTTGAAAATGCTATGATAGTAACCGATTCCTGATATCATAACTGGCTCAAACATCATAAGTGCGCCAGGTAAGGTTCCTCGATTACTGTACATAGAAGACAGTCCAATTGCATAGACTGGTAATTTCTCAGGTATTATTAGTCCATCCATAAAAGTCTGAACATAATATTTTTCTTTCAGTCTAATCCAACTTTGCTGCTTATAGGTCGGTCTTGCACTACATACCTCAACTGGATCATAAGCCTCTATATTTTCTAGGGTTTCTGATCTTTTTCTATTACTAGGTCTTCTGTTGATTGTATAATACATACTATATCTAAGTAGGCCTTGATCATCTAAGTAGAACCCATAGTGATTTCTTGATGGTCTTCTATACATGAATACACTACTTTGTACTACACCATTTTTCTGTACCACATCGAGTAAGTCCCTTCTAAATACATAGTTCTTCACTGTTTTCTTACCTAGCCTCTTAATAATCTCTGGGTAAGTATCATTATAGTCCTTACCTATCCTAGAATACAGGAACTTAATTGTCTCTCCGTACTCAGGCTTACAGTATGAACTGAAGTGATATTTATCTCTGTACCACATCGAGTAAGTTCTCATGGGTAACCTACGTATATCATCGCTTACTAATTTTCTACCAAACTTCTTTCTACATTTAGGTCTTCTTTCTCTATTATACCTATCTGATCTAACCGTTCTAAACTCAATCATATTCATAATTAAGGAATCTAGGGTAAGGAATTGAAAAAAATGGGCTTACCGATTCATCACAAACCAGTAAGCCACGGTCATGGACGACAACAAAAAGTTTATAACTTTTCTATTTCATAGATAATACGATCATTCTTAAGTCTTGCATCAGACTCATCCAGACCAATCCATCTATTAGTTCTAGGGTTAAATACCCTTTTTGTTCTCGTTTCCAACATCTTTCGCTCTGCGGCTAGTTTTTCTTCTACATTGTCTAGCTGTATTGCGAAATCCTCTTTGCGGAATTTGAATGACAGTAGTGCAAGTTTCTGTAAATCCTCTACACTTTTTGTCAGCCTAATTACCACAATGTTCGCCTCAGGTCTTATTTTATAGGACTCTGGGAAATACTCCTGAATCTCTTCAAGACTTAATCCGCTTCCTATATGCCATGCGAACTCTACTTTGTCATTAACTGGGCTGAACTTATTCTTCAGTTCTTCCCAGATCTCGGATGAATTCTTAATAGAACTAAATCCGATACAGTTCTTATTCCCAATGCTTCTCGCGAAGTATTCAGGATAAGTTTTTACTACCTCAAAGATACTCTCACGAGTTTCTTTAAGTCCTCGATAGCTATTATTACCTAAGATAGATATAATAGCATCAACGTCTACGGCTCTATTCTCAAGTACAAGAATACCGCCAATGTAAAACATAAGCTCCTTAACATGATCTGTTATGAACTCTGCCTTACCAACTGTTTTCTCTGATACCTTAATTAATCTTCTACCATCGTTCATAGACGGTTTCTTTATGTTGGTATCTATCTTTACACCAAATAAGTCCTTTGCCATCTCAGCAAGTGACTTTAGTGTTCCGATTGGGTCATTAGATAGTGTTAGTACCTTTGACCTTCCATCGATTGTAATGGTGTAGAAAAAGTTTACACCATACGCCTTTAAGGATGATTTAATAGTTTCTAACTGTTTCTCATCCAAATAGCTAACACCCCACAATTCTCTCAACTGTGTGAATGTAATTGTTCGATTTGTGCATTTATTTATCACAAACCTCAGAAGCTGTTCTAACCTCTCGGCCTGCTTCTTTGTAACGGTGGAGATCTTCTTTGCCTCCGCCTTGCTATATCCGTTCTTCTCTAGACTTACTCTAGCATCACGGATTTTCTTGTTTTTATTAGTGAGCGATATTACTTCGCCACTAGTTTTCTTAGTAAGACCCTCTAAATATTCGAGTGCCTTGCCATACTGAATGAGGTAGACTTCTTGTTTTCTACGTCCTACCTCTTTCTCTGTGTTTCCCTCAGTCTTCTCAGATACTAAGAGATTTTTACTCTTTAACTCACTGATCAATAACTCAGCAAGTCTATATTTACCGGAACTATCCATTCCGAACTGGTTTAAAGCTTTTCCAGCTGCTTCTAAAATTAACTTACGGTCAGCTACATTTTCATTGCTTTCCGATTTAACAGTCTCTACAACTGCTTTGTACAAAATTTCCTTGTTCTCCATTTTCTTTGATTGATTTAATTTGTTAATAACTTGACTATTAGATCGGTGTTCGTGAATTCTTTCCAGCATTGAAGATCATTCTCTCTGTTACTCTTTTGTAACCTTTGATCTCATCATTCTGGTTCTCTATTATTCCACGAAGACGACCATTCTCTTTCATAGTCTTCTTACTCTCTAGATACAGGTACACAATACCCGCAGTTAACAAGATATTTGCCTTGTTATTTTTAAGGAATTTTTTAATACTCATACAATAATAAGGGATTTAGGACAAAATAGACGGAAAAAAGTAGTAGCCTAGTCTCCCGACCGAACTACTACATAATCAAGTTATAAATGTTTATTGAGATAACAAATATGCTCAACTATAAGGAATCTAGGCTTGTCCATCTGCAAGCTTAAATTTGATATTGAAGTCTTCCTCTGCTCTTACGTAAACTGTTTCATGTCCCACTGCCTTGTATAGTACTGCGTTGATCCAGTTATGTTGGGAATCCTTCATCTGTCCAAAACCTACAATCTCATAAGTGCTAGTGTGACTTAGTCCTGTACTTCCTGGATTCTTATCAATAAATTCTACTCTCTCGCTAACTTTAAATTTTCTCATTTCTTATTTTTCTTTTGATTACATTATTAAGGTATTCAGATCCTCTCACATGACGCCCTAGTCCCCTTATAGTTGAAAATTAATACAGAGTTCAGTTTAATTAATTATATTTATGAGAATTTCAAAAACAATTTTAATTAGTATTGGTGCAGTTATTAGTTGTACTACTATTATCTTGCTCATTATGAAAGTAAACTATAAGAATGAGCAGACAAGGTTAGTAAATCAGTATGACATGCAATTATCTAAGATCGAAGGTGTCCATGATAATATGTGGAAAGTACTAGAATCTAAGGCGGGCGTAACAAAAGAATATGCAAGCCAGTTTGATTCTATCTACAACCACATCATGAGCAAAAGGTACGATCAAAATGATAAGGTCTTGTTTAACTGGATAAAAGAACAAAATCCAGAATTCAGTAATGAACTATACAAGGATCTTAGTGTTACGATCGAAGTGCAGAGGAGACAATTCTTGAATGCACAACTTGAAATCATTGATATTGTGAGAGTCCATAATAACCTAGTACAGACATTCCCATCTAGCCTTTTTGTAGAGGATAAGATGCTGAAATATGAAATGATCAGCAGCACCTACACTAAAGGCATTATGGAGAATAAGGTAGAAGATGGCAAAGTTGATCTATTTAAGAAATGAAAATACTAGGAACATACTACCTTACGGAAACTATACCACACTATCCATATAAAGTGAATTTAGATTTTCTGATAGACCTAGACTTCCAGCTTAACTTTGAAATAATTAAAGGTAGGGCTGTTCTTGAAGGTCACTCCCCTGAAATGTTTAAAGGAAAACCCGTATACTCTAGGTATAAAGTTACTATTAAATTCAATAACAAAAAACATCCAACGGAAAAGAGTGTGTATTGTGCGTTGGAGAAAACACTTAGTGGTACAGGATCCGGTTTTTGTATAGGGCCTTACAATTGGAGAGGGAACAGTGACGTCTACAATAAGTGCTATAAGATGAGATTAGATAGTGATAGAATAATTAGTATAATAAAAAATAATCTAAAGAAATGATTTACTTACTAATACTATTACCAATTATTGCAGCTAATGTTGTATATTGGTATTTTAGAAAGAATAAGAAGTTAAACCTAGGAGACGAAGATAGGGGCGTACTATATCTGATGCTCTTAACGGTTCCCACTATACTAACTGTGATCACGATATTTACGATGGATCACACAATTAGGTACAGTAAGGTATCTGACACGGAGTATTGGTCTTTCTATTACTCGAAAATCAGACACTTAGATAGATGGAACGAATATATACACAGAACTTGTACTAGAATGATCAGAGATTCTAGGGGAAATACTAGGACAGAAACTTATGATTGTTCCTACGTTGAGTATCACCCAGAGAGATGGATACTAGTTGATAATGGCGGTAATGAGATCTATACAAGCAAGGAGTATTTTGACAGCATTAAGACATTGTGGAATACGAAGCCCATTTTTGTAGATATGCACAGAAACTATTATACAGTGGATGGAGATGCGCAGGAATATTACTGGGATCAACTAGGACAACACCTAATTACCTACTCCTTAGAAATGCCATACGTAAATAAAATAAAAGGAACACAGACGGCATTTAGATTAAGAGATGTAAGTAAGGAGGAGGCAAAATTACTTGGCTTATTCGATTATCCAAGTATCAGTGGCCCTAACATGTATGAACAAGAACAAAATCCAATCTTAGGCTTTAATCCGGGCAAAGAAGTTATTAAGAAATTTACAAACTTCAATGCTAGAGAAGGAAGCAGAAAGAAGATAAGAGTTTTTGTACTAGTATTTAAGGAAGGTCAAGGTCCAGAGATAGCGGAGGAACAAAAGAACTACTGGCAAGGAGGTAATAAGAATGAACTTGTTATCTGTGTAGGAATTAATAAGTCTACGCATGAAGTTAAGTGGGCAGATTGTTTCTCTTGGCAGGATGATATAACACTTGACACTAGATGTAAATTATTCTTACAGGGCCAGAAGAAGCTCAACTTAGACAGACTCCATTGGTTCCTTAGAGAGAATATTGGGCTATGGAAGAAGAAGGATTTTAGAGATTTTGACTACCTTGAGCCAGAATTGGATTCAGATGATGATAATACAATAATCATGGTAGTACTATGTATCCTACTAGTATCTACATGTGCTCAGGTTGGTACATTCTGGTATTATACTAAGAAGGATGAAAAGAATTAAAATCAAAGTAGCCTATAAACTAGTTAAGTACCCAGGTATATCAGTAGAGGAGATATTAGCAGCGGTAGAAATTCCAGTCACTAACAGTATATATAAACTTACTTGTATGACGGGATTATTTTCAGGCGTCAGAAAATCTGTGTGTAATGGTAATAAGACTATTAACAACTATATAAGATTTTGTATACCCACAAAGAAAGTACTAACTAGCAAAAAAAATAATGAAGGAATTAGAAAACCTAATACCAGATACAGCTAATATACTTAGAATGCGTTATGTCCTCAAGATAAGTGAGGAAGAAAAGCTTGATAGATACCCTGATAATCCATATGTAATACTGGGAAGAGAATATTTACTAGTAAAAGAGGCAGATATCTATGATATAGTCGGGAAAATAAAATTAGGATAGTAGGTAAAACTACTATCCTTTCTTTTCCTTATTATTGAATGTATTATGAAAAAGTTATAATTAAAGTAGGAATAGTTTATTGGAGAGTAAAGCCATCGTGAAAGTGACAATACTATACTACAAAAACGCAGAAAGTGACAATCTTTCAGCTAAGATTATTATCCCTGTTAAGTCTCAGTATAATATATTAGAGAATGTATTTGGATATATACTTAAAGGTCGCCATTTGCGTGTACCTAAGGATTACTACATATCGATAGATGTCCTTGTATCTAAATATCTAAGAAAGGAAGGTATTATTGATATTTATCTAGATTACATGAAGAATGGTGTTTATTCAGATAGGTTACTATATACAGAGTTGACAGAAGAACCACCTGAATATCCAGAACTACCTAAGGAAAAAATACTTAATACAGATACAGTAGAGATAGAGGATAGCCTGATAAATGATACATTAAGGGCTAATAGTATGACAGAAAAAGAATTAGATAAAAGATTGAGTAGACTATGACAGAACTTAGTTATTGGGATATTAATAGAAGGGGAGTTATTATTCCACACCTAGGAATCATTATGAACATATCATTTATGTCAAAATACAAACTAGAAATGGGACTTGGAATAACGTACTTGGGTAAGCTAAAAAAACCTGTTAAATACAATATCGAACTAGTAATATCGGACAAGAGCTTTAAATATATAACAAAGAAAAGGGTCTTGTCTGAACTAGAAAAATTAATACAAGAAAATAAATTTCTGGCATGGCATCTAACAACAGGCGATCCAGATAAAGATGAGTCTATAATATACCAACTTTTTGATTACCCGGAGAAAATAAAAACAGATACATTAAATATTAAAGACAGTACAATAAATGAGTTAATAAATAAAAAATTTAAGAAGAGTCAGTTTTACTAACTCTTCTTTTTTTATCCGCCCTACACTACCTGATTATCTAGTAGTCTTAGGAACTGGTCTCTTGTCATTGTACCACCCGCTGCACACTTATGACCTCCACCATTATAGTTTTGTTTCATATAATCAGCAAGGTTTAATCCAGTTTCGGTTTCACTGTACATTGAAATTGAATAGTACAGCCCGCCGTTTTCATCATGCCTTAAGTTTACGCACACTGTAATATCATAATCTCCATATACTGACTCGAACTGCTGGCTTCCAAATTCCTGAGTCAACATACAAATTCCCTTATACTTACCACCTACTACTACTGAAAACGCATGAGACTTAACGGCGGCTTTATGACGTTTCTGATTGTATACTGTTATCTGCTTACCTGTCTCTAGTATTTCTGCAGTGAGTGGGGAATTATCTATCCTCAGCCTGTCAAATACTTGGTTAATGGAATTCAAGACCATGCCATACTTAGTACGAAGGCCAAGTTGGAATGCTAGTGTCTCTTTGTCCCATGAAAACCGACTCTTATCCCAAACATCATATGCAGATACTAGCCTCACAGCTTTCGGAACAATACTATCAACACCATACATAAATTTCCAACATAACTCACACGCACCAAGACCTATCATTCTAAGACCATCCATGTCATCGTAAGAATGTTCCTTAGCTGTATCAATCGCCCCAATGTGATGATCAATCCAGATAGCCCTATAACCACCTGATAACTCCTTAAGCCTTTTCATATCCTCTGGTGGAAATGATATGTCAACTAGAAAAACATGACATAGCTCATCCTTACCAATCTTAGGTAGTTCTGGAATGCTGTCTCCATAATTCCAACCCTTTGTCAATACCTTTTCATATCCAAGCTCTCTTACTAGGTAGTCTTGGATAATCGCAGCTGAAAATAATCCATCATAATCAACTCTATGATATACGATAAATCCTACAGTTTTCTTCATCTTAAAAGTCCTTATCTCTTATTAATTCACGTACTCTATCTTCTAATAAGGATTCTGCGATTGATTCTAGCTGAAAATTACCACTACAGTACACATAATAAACATTACGTACTGTATCCCAATTCTTAGCTGTAAAATCTTCGATCAAGGCTACATTTTTTATTGCTGCTCTTAAGCTCATCAATTCGAGCTCATCTTTATAAGCAACTCTAACTTTTCCAGCATAGGATATAACTGATGTTTTAGCTAGTTCACTTTTAAAACTAATCTCACTCACTAAGTCTTTAATAGTCTTAATAGAATAACCACAACTGCGAATTATATCTTCGCAGTCTTTTTTCAATAATCTAATTCTTACTACCATAACTTGAAATTTATATTAATACTCCTACTAATAAGGAAATAATACCAAGAGAATAACAAAAATGTAGCCTAACCTCACGGCTAAGCTACAAATAATGGCTTTATTAGAAAAAATCCCCTGATAAGAGTATTTCTCATTAATAAGAAATCTAGGGGATCTCAGAGTGCAAAAAAAAACATAGTCGACCCATCACAGGCCAACTATGTAATCTAACAACAAACTTCTGAGTACAAATCATTTATCACTAGTAAGGAATCTACCCTGTCCTGTAATACCTTTTTTCCAGTACCTACCTTTTCTCTTTTCAAATATTTCAGGTGGCACCGTTACAAATCCAGTACTACTTGCTTTTAGATATTCAGGTTTCTCGCCCGGCTTGATATTAAAAGATGTATTAATCGACACACTAATTAAGTCTTCTAGTTTAATTCCATCTAGTGCAAGCGGACAAATACCTAAACCTTTCCAAGTAAAATCCAAGATCAGATATATACTCCCATTCTGGTCTAGTAGTTCAACATCATTCCTCTTAATTGAACCGGGGAAAGACTCTCTAACTACTGACCAACTGAGATATGTACCCCTCGATAGTTCATTATACTTATCTAGGTCTGTACTAATTATATCTTTCTTCAGCCTAACCTCAAGCTGTGTAAGTAATAATTCTAAGTCTAAGTATAATATCGGTCTACCTGTCCAATCCAAGCAGACTGTATCAGAATCTACATATCTAAATCCAGGGAGTTCTACAATCATATATCTAATACTACCTGTCTTCCCTGGTACTATAGACTTATCATACGTACTTAAGTTAAACGGATCAAAATCATCACATTCCAGACTAGTACTAATCCAACCTAGGCCAGCTGAGAATACGGCAAGGAAGTTTTGATATACAATACCCAACTCCTCACACTGTTCTTTATTCATCAACCTAAACTTACTAGGCTCGTCAGATAGTACTTGCATTACTACTATTGACTTGTCGGAGAAGTGTTTTATCAGCCTAAATATCAAATCCGAGCCTGACATCCTTAGCTTATATAAATCACCTTCCTTCAGAACTACACCCTTACTGTTCGGTGCTTCTATACCTTCTAGTTCATACTCTATATTTGGTAAGCTAGACCTGATAGATACTGCTCTGACTTTTTCTAGGTACCTTCTCTTAGTGCTAGTATAAAGTATTTCGCCGGTTTTCTCATTGTACTTGTATGTAACGTCTCTTATCTTATCTTCTCTATACATTACTTAAGCGCATCTGGTACAAATTCAGTATTACTAAGCAAGAGGTTTTCAGATCTCTTACTCAGCTCTAACATCTTTGCTGACATCTCCTTATTAGCCTTCACGATCTCAGCACGGTCATTATCCCTCTGCTCTTTGATGTGTGCTAGCTTTTCAGTTGTATCAGAGAGGGCAGTAAATACATCATCCATTGCCTTCTTGTAAGTCTCAACGTCAATAATACTTCTACTTCCCTCCACTAAGATCTTACTTGTTGTTTCCTTCATCATCTTAGCATTATTCAAGGTAAGTTCATTGTTGACATCCTTGATCGCCTTCTGAGTCTCAAGCACTGCCCTCTGTTTCTGATTCATAATGGCAATAGCGATCGATGTCTCCCAGTTTGGTATGATCGTCCTATAGATTTCTTCATTATTCTCACGCAGTCTCTCATTATTCTGCCTCATCATTCTAATCTGAGGTAAGTCGAGATTGTGTGTTTTCTGTCCGGCCATAAATAAGTCGAATGAGTGTCTGTCTATTTTTTCGACGAACTCACGCTGCTTATCTAATTCTGACTGACTGTGAGATGAAGGATCTTGCTCAAATTCCTTCAACATCTTCTGCAGCTTTTCTGTCTCGTCGTTATATAAGACAGCAAGTGCGACTACATGAACGCCGTAATATTCACACAACTCCTCAGCCCTTTGTTCCATTAAGACTAGAGAATTCATGTCACTATCCAAGTCTACCTCCATCTCTTTGACTTTGGCGATGATCTTGTTAACGTCATCCTTACTTGATTCGTACCTAGCCATGATCTTATCCGCCGATAAAACAGCAGGGGTACCAAACACTGGAATCATAGCAACAAACTTTCTCCAACCCTTCATAGTACTTGGGTCTTTCAGTTCGTTCTTTCTGATTGTACTGATAAGCTCTTTTACATACCTACCAGCCTCACCAGCCTTATCCAGTTTATTTAGCTCCAATAAGGTACTGACACAATCACTACCTGTACTTACTATATCTGATCCAAATTTCTTAAGACTATCAGAATCAGTTATACCCTTTGTGATATCCCTGCACCTCTTGATAGTCTGGTCATCAAGTCTTGTTACATCTACTTTGCCCTTATCATCGACTGTTCTACCTGCTTTAATAAGTGCTTCTTCTTTTTTCTTAATACTTAGGTTTCCCATAATCTCATTTAATAATTGATTTAATATATTTTGTTAATTCTTCCTTCGATAGTTCATTGAGATCTACCCGGTGATAATTCTGTAAGTTGCTCTCCTTTGCATCCAACACTATGAATCTACCAGTTATTGGATGAACACCAAAACCAATGAACGGAGTATTTCCATTTAGTCTAGCAAAAATATAGTCAAGGCAAGAGTTTTTAACACGCACCTTTGGAACAACTCCTAAGTCAATTCTAGAATTACTAAATTGTCTATTCCTATAAATCCTATACTCGTTCTCTTTCAGCATTGGATAAATAGTACTCTCGATAATAATAGATAATTCAAATCTTAGTTCTAGTAATCTTTGTTCATACTCAAAGAACTTAGTACTATCATATATAATACTTAGTATCTTACTTAACTGATCCACATCTTCTGGACCTAGTAAGACTTTTGCATCTAACCCCATATAGTAGTTAGTTGCATCATAATAGTACTTAGTAAAATTGTAAGTCATTATATTATTATTAACAACTACCAACTCTAAGTTTTCCTTCCTACCGTCAGTATAAATCTCAACTACTATTCTTGAATCTAGAATACTCATACCTTTCTCTCGTAGTACTGTTAACAATAAGTCCCCTTTGTGAGTGGATAGTTCAGTACATTGAAAGCCTGTTCTTAGTAAAGTATTAACTACATCACTTATTGGATCTCTTCTTCCAATATGTTTTATTCTTAATTCTTCTGTTAAATTTCTCATACTACTAATAAGGAAACAAGAGGGAGAGAATATTACTACCCTCTCCCAAAAAACATACCTATACTAACTCCTTGAGATAATACTCTGGATCTCTCTCATTGTAGACCTCTTTCATCTTATCTGGTGTTAGTTTATTACCATACTGCCTAATGAAATCTGAGAACTCCTGACCACTCATACTACCTTGCTCACCTAACTTGATTGCTGCTTTCTTGATCAGTTCTTTTTCATCACTTAGCACAGACCATACATAATCCATACCTTCCTTGATGAGCTCTAAGATTCTACCATCACCTGTTGACTTATTTGTTACCATTACATCTTTACAGTCAAGACCATTACTTATACTACCATTCTGTTCGACATCTCTATGCGACAATGGTAGTGGTAAGTCAAATCCACAATCCATAACGGCCCCACTAAGCTCTTTCCACAAGCTCCGTATATCACTACTGCTACCAAGTAACCACATATCTGGATTACTATAGATTACTCTCTCTGCTTGATATCCACCTAGTGAAATTCTAACCTCATCTAAGACATCCCTTCTACAGTCTATTTCTCCTGCAAAACGTCTATCATAAGTACTACAAAATCCACCATGATCAGTAGAAACACTAACTATATTATCTGGTACTTCGCCCTTACACCAAGAGTACATAATCGCATGGCCAATTTCATGAACCGCACAAATAAATCTTTTCTTTCTATTCTCTGGGCATCTTTCCTTACCAAGTTCTAGTTTCTGTGTTACTATTACTTCCTCTGCCTTATCGAACTTGAGTCTAATATCGACGCGAGGTAATCTAAAATCCCTTATATCACCGACTACACTTATACTAACAGACTTACTATGACCTTTATGTTCCACTACCTTAGAAAGATACGGTGTAATAAGAGTGTCAATACTGCTGAGAACTGGCCTTACACCTTGCGTCGGATATACAGACTCGGAATATAGAAGATCTTTCATACTCTGCTCGAATACTACCTTTATCTTATCTACTTCTGAAAATCTGTCTAATATCCTTTCTATTTCTAAGTCAATAATCTTCTTAAAACTATCCTTACTCAATGTTGGATACTTGATTATATTATTACCAAGTCTTCCAATCTGTTCAGGCCTATATCTCTCCTTAAGCGCTTCTTTGATGTCAGTTGTTGTCACCCTACTAGTAATATCATAGAATAAGTCTGCATCAATATCTGGGCTTATATCAGAACTGTCCTTGTATGCCTCATCTAAGTTACCCAAGATAAATACAAGCGACTTACTACAATCAAGTTTACGAGAAGAGGCTGCAAGTTTCTTAATATCCTCAAGTCTCTCCGCTAGTTGACCTATTGTATACTCACCTGATAATAATTCCTTCGCTACCTTACTACCCAATGCATCACTCTTATTATTGAGCCTCCTAATAATTGTCCTAAGATATCTACTAGTCAATACTTCAAGTGGCTTATTCTGATCTTCTGTATTGTCCGTCTTAATAGAAGGTCCCCTATCATAGTGAAAGAACATAAGATTTAGAAAAGCGGATACATCATCGGGAGATTCAATATGATTGTCTTTGATAATAATATGAGGCAGTGACTTAGATGCATCAACTAGTTCATCTATAAAATCACATAAGCTACTGAAATCATAGTTATAATCATTGATATCAATAATACCACTATCTAAGATTGACCAGATAGGGCGAAGACTTGGTGCTACATCTTCTTCACCAGACTCATTAATAGTTCTTGCATACTGAAATTCATCAAACATAAATACAAGACTATTACTGCCGGAAAATCTATCACCACTATCAGACTCTTCAGACTTACCAAAAGTATCCATAATGTCCGTGCTGATAGATTTATTATTATCTCTACACTCACCACAATCAAATGAAATTCTTACGTCATCTAGGTATAACAAGCTAATCAATCTCTTAACTACACTTGTCTTACCAGTACCTGTCATACCCCAAATAGATACAATGGTCGGTCTAGTAATAATCTCTGGCGTCACATACCAAGCATACACACTAGCACCAAGTTGATCAATTATATCATCAAGACCTACAAATTCACGCTTAAGTTGTACAAGTGCTGAATCTAGGAGTTTAATTCTATCCTTTCTCTTACTTGGTACTCTATTAATATTCAATTTCTCCATCATCTATACTATTATCAATTAAACTTGAACCACCAAAATTATTGTAGAGATATGTTTTCCAATCCCTCGCACTAAACTTACTAGACTCAACTATATAAGACCTACTAAGCTCTGCCAGTTCTTTTGCAAACCTATCAGCACCCACCTTATCTTCTGCCTCTGCCATAAGACTCACCTCACCGACTAATGTATGAAGCGTGATGGTTGCAGTGTAGATTGCATATTCTTCACTACTAACTGACTTACTTGATAGTTCGCAGAAATACATGCCGCCACTCTCTAAGAAAGATTCACTATCTAAGATGTTGGTAGTCTGATAATATTCATAACCTTTATCACCAGTCGACCAATAAATAGTTCCACTCAAGTCAGCTAAGTATGTCTGATTATCTTCTACCAGATCGCTAAAAGTATTCGATCCGGTTTCTTTTAATAATTCTTTTAGATACCTGAAATAATTATCCATGTTTTTATTATTTAATCTTCACTAGTAAGGTATTGAAGTGACCTAGACCCCTTAATTGTAAGTATGTGGATAAAAGCAAAAATAGAAAAAGAAAATGATGATTACTATTTGAGACATTATTGTATTAGTAATAGTGATTTGGTAAGAGTAGTAGTACACACAAAGACTAGGAAATTTTTAGAGCCCGGTATTATTATCCTATCAGTTGACCTAAAGGATGGTAAGGTAAGACCAATCAGGAGGACAGCACAGAAAGGAGTTACTAAGGATTTCTTCACAAGTCTTATGATAGAATTTCAAGAAGTACAAGGTAGAACTGTATTGATGTATAAGACAGGTAATTACTTTGATAGTAAACTTGAACTTGTTTGGGGTTGTAGTAAGATAAAGAATAGTAAGACACCTAAAGACTTAGAGGCTTACTATAATAAACTATATAAGACTATTTTCAAAGATGGACAAGAAGAAGATAATGTTTGAGCTTACAAGAGTGGGCAACGATAAATTCTTCCTTACAAAACTTCCAACAAGGTTACCTAATACTGGAGGTAGGTATGTTTTTATAGACACTAACGGGAAATTTTGTGAGCCTGGATATATAACGGCCTACTTTGAAGATTCTGATAGAGGTGCGATGTATATAGGCAATAAACTTAGATATGAAAAAGTAGTAATGGCTAGATTATATTCTACTATTGACAGCTCACCTATAAAAAGTACTTGGTATCTATTATACTACGACTTCAAAATTGGTGGTCCAGATACAGTTACCTTAGATGTTATATGGTGTTTTAGTAAGTACCGTGAGAAAGGAGTTGGTGAAAATATCTACAAAAATATACTAGATGGCCTGTGGAATAATATACGACAAGCAGTAAAAAACTATAAAGCAAGAAAATATAATGCTAGTAGAATTTGATATAACGAAAGAAATAGGAGGTAAGTTCTATCTCGAAAAGAATAGAGTAATAGGAGACAGTGAACACTATAGGCCAGGCATGGTTTATACAAGGCTAGGTGACAAAGATTATATGTCTGGATACCTAGTAGTCACAGAGAATAGAACACGTTATCTATTTGGTGGTAGAATAGAAGACCTAGATTATTTCTTCTACGAAAATCTTAAGGCTAATATTATAAAAATAGCCAGAGGTAGTACTAGATATAGCCTCTACTTGCTCTACTATAAATTCAACAGACAAGATTACGTAAATAATAGACCAACAGAACTAAGAGTGGTCTGGAGTTTTAGTAAGTATGAAGAAACAGGTAGGGGTAAACTAAAGGAAGAGATTGACGAACTGTTAAAAACTGCAACAAGGATAGTAGAGGATGAAAAACATAGTTCTTAAGATAACAAGAAACAGTGAATCTAGTTTTTCAGTATGTCGGAAAGCTGGGGAAGGTGCTAATCTAGACTTCTTATCTAGTTGGAATACAGTTAATGCAGAGAGGATAGATGGAGGAAAGTCGGTTAAGTCAGGCTATCTATATATTATCGCAAGACCTGATAAGTGGGTATGTACTAGTGATTGTATATTTGGCCTGAACGATAGTAATGTCTTCTTATCGGTAAACTGTGAATATGTTAACCACGAATATCCAACTATCTACTTGCTACATTATGAGTTTGACTGGAGAAAATTACAGGGACAGAAACAGACAGAACTTGATGTAGTATGGTGTTCTAGTAGTTACCTGATAGATTATACTAGTGGTTATGAGAAGTATAAAAGTAGGTTAATTAATGATATAGTAAAAACAGTTTGTAAGTATGAAGAAAAAAGAAAAAATAGAGCTAATCCAAGACATACTTAGTAGATTATGTTTTGGGCTTAAAGTAGAAGTTAGTGGAATCAGATATACATTAACCAGAGTCTATGTACAACCAATCTATAATCACACAAATCAAGCAAAAGATGTAACCGCCTTATGTGAATTCTTAGGTGATGATGAGTATGTAAGCGTTGAAAATGTACGACCTATTCTTAAAAAGTTAGACGACATAGAAGAACGTGACTTGATTGATTATAGGGAGTACAGTGGTGACAAGACAGCAACAAGAGATGATATACTACGAATGGACAGTCAAGAAAAACGAGATTGGCTATGTAGTAGATTCTTTGACACACGAGGACTAATTGATAAGGGACTAGCAATTGATGAAAGTACCTTAGGAAGTCGTGAGTATGGATATGATCATGAAATTTAAAAAGCAATATAAAATATGAGAACTTTATTGATCTTAAGAGGTTGTATGGGTAGTGGAAAATCTACCTTCATCAAAAACAATAACTTAACAGACTACACACTTTCTGCAGACGAAATTAGGTTGATGTTTCATTCACCTAGCATGACAGAAGATGGTAGTATGTCAATAAGTGCAAGGTCTGATAGAGAAGTCTGGAATACACTGCACAGAATGTTAGAGGTCCGTATGGAGAGTGGTGATTTTACAGTAATTGACGCAACCCACAAAACTAGTAAGGCAGTGTCTAAGTATTTGGAACTAGCAGATAAGTATAGATATAACTGCTACCAACTTAACATAGAGGCAACATTGGAAGAGTGCCTAGAGAGAAACTTACTACGTGACCCAATAAGACGAGTACCTGATTCTGAAATAATTAGGGCCCATGAAATACTACAGACAAATAAATTATCAAATCGGTTTAAACAGATAAGTAGTATTGATGAAATAATAAACTACTATGTCACGGATGTATCAGACTATAAAGAAGTCAAGATAATTGGAGATGTTCATGGTTGCTATACTTGTCTGAAAGAGGCAGTGGGTGAAACATTGGATCCTGATATCTTGTATGTGTTTGTTGGAGACTACTTTGATCGGGGAATTGAAAATAAGGAGATGTATGATTTTCTAGTACAGCACCATAAAGATAGCAATGTAATACTATTGGAAGGTAACCATGAAAAGCATATATGGAAACTCATTAATGGACTAGACATAACCTCTAGTGATTTTAAAGAAACACTAGAAGAAATAGAAAAATCAGTCCCAAGAAATCAGGTAGTGAAGATTCTAAAAGAAATATACAACAAGCTACGTCAATGTTTCGCTTTTGTATATAGGGGGCAGAAATACCTAGTTACACATGGAGGTCTTACAGCAGTTCCTAATCTAACCACTATCCCAACAATTAATATGATAAAAGGAGTAGGTGGATATGACATGGAAGTTGATAAGATCTATGAAGAAAATTACTTGCTAGGGAGATGTCAAGATTTCATACAAGTACATGGACATAGAAATACAAACCCAACCGAACACTCCATTTGTCTAGAAGATAGTGTTGAATTTGGAGGAAACTTGAAAGTATTGTCTATTACAGAAGGAGACCGAGAGCTACTATCATACGAAAATAAAGTATTTAGCGAAGAGAGACTAAATAACTTTCAACAAGCAGTATATAAGGTAGATGATCCTGAGGTTTGTAAGATGATGAATAGTAGGCTGGTTAATGTCAAGGGCTGTAAGCATAATATGTATTCACTAAACTTCACTAGGAATGCATTTATTGGCAAGAAGTGGAATCTAGCAACAATCAAGGCAAGGGGACTTTTTGTAGATAAGAAGACGGGTGAAGTTAGGATGAGATCTTATGACAAATTCTTTAACCTGGGCGAACAGAAAGAAACTAGGGTGGAGAATCTTGAAAAATCACTTGTGTTTCCAGTTAAAGTAGCTGTCAAGGAAAATGGATACTTAGGAATTATGTCTGTAGTAGATGGACAGGTGGTATTCGCATCTAAGACAACAGATAGTGGACCTTTTGCTGAGAGATTTGAAAGAATATTTAATGAGACAGTGAGTAAGCATGATGCCGACTTCCTTAAGAGTTTACTGAAGAAGGAGAATGCATCGGCCGTATTTGAAGTAATTAGTCCTACTGAAGATCCTCATATCATTAAGTACGAAAAAGAAGAGGTAGTACTCCTGGATATACTACATAATAAGTTAAACCTGGAACCGGACTATCAAACTGTGTCAGATAAGTTCAAAGAGGTAGTAAAGAAGAATACATCCCTTAGAACACCGAATGAATTTACTATCCACGATGACGATACACTCTGGGACACTATTGCATTATATAGCGTGGATAATTGTGAGATCGAGGGATTTGTAGTGACGGATGCAAGAGGATTTAAATTCAAGGTTAAATTTGATTACTATAACTTCGTAAAATCACTCAGGAGAATCATGCAGGTCTTTAGGAAATGTAAGAGAGATGGATTAGAATTTAACGACAGAATCTGTAAGAACGACGTACAGAGGATGTTTGTTAAGTTCCTGGATAAGCATGATGACGGTAACAAATCTATTATCGACTTGTATGAAGAATTTGAGAAACTAGGAGATGATGAGCAGTGAATATATAATCAGTGCAGCGGTCTATAGAAAAGAACCTAACATGCCAGAGGAATCCAGAGTAATGTATAAAGATCAGAGCAAGTGGGAAGAATTTGGCAAGGTTGATGATATATACTTCATTGAGACCGCTAGGAGGCACCCGGAAATTCTCCATAGGTGGCGCGAAGAATTGTGCAGAGAAAGACAGGGATTTTATACATCGCATGGTAGGTTCGTAGATAGAAAAACTGCACTCCAAATCGCGCTAAAGTCAGGACAGGTAGAGCCGGGTAAGATTAGCGGTGAGTTATTGTTTTCTGAAGATTTGTGGTAAGCGGAGCAAAAAAAAATAAAAAAGAATAGTATAGTGTAAAAACTATACTATTCTAAAAATTTTTACTACTTCTTTGTAAAAGTAACCTTCATATTATTTACGTCTACTGTAATCCTGTAGAAACCGGGCTCTGTAATCTTCCACTGGTTATCATTACCTCCATCTACTCCTACCTTCATACTCATAGAAGTACCACTTGTAATTGGGGCAGGGTGTACATAAAAAACACCAACTGAGACTGGAGTTGTAGTATCACTATCTACTGGCATCAAATAACTAGATTGATGAAAATCATAATCACCGAAGATATATGGAAATTTGACATAACCTGCTTTCAAATATCCTTCCCATATAAAGTTACTCTTATCTACGGCAGCATTATAATTAAAAGCTAGAGGTCTAGTAGCAATATAACCAACATCATCCGGAGTTGCTGAACCAAACATCCACAGTTTATTGATGGCTACTTTAGCACCATCTTGTTTTGTAATCTTCAGTTCAGGCAGTGGTGCACCTATGTAAGGCTCTACTGTCACCTTATTAGTACGCACATTAACCGTAATCTTGTGAACCTTAGCTTCCGTTACTTTCCACTTAGGGTCAATAAAACGTTTTACATTATCATGGGTAGAATAGTATGAAGTAGTTTCTCTATCGGTATCATTACCATCCTTACGCAGAAGACCTGCACACTCATAAAGACCATTGTTGAAGAAGTAGAACTTAAATGTTCCACTGCCACTACTTATATCTCGATGTACTGCATCTGAAGTGTTGTGGTACATCTGTGTTGGCACATTAGAACCTAAAGCTGGACCAATATATGTAAACACACCATTTCCCTCATTCTTCATCTTCTGAGTAAAAGGCCAAATACGTGTACTATTATCGGTCCTTGATGTAGACTGTGCCCAACCAAAAGGCGTTGCATCGCCTGTAATGTATAGATGGTCTGCATCCTTAGGCCACTTAGCCATATCACCAAGATTATAATAGTTGTTCTGCGTAGTTGCATCAAAATTCTTCTTTGTGTAGATGCTGCTTACTGTAGTCTCATCACCCTCTATGTTCTTGTTCTTGCCAATAAGAGAGATAGTTACTTTGTCATATTTCGTTTCAACTAAAGGCATATAAATAACTCCCTTGCCGAAACTCTCTGGATTTCTATTTGACAGAGTAAGCCACGTATTTCGCATCATGCCCGGAATGTACTTCTTAGTAGTAAGATTGTATACTGCGCCATCATAATAGCCATCTACTGAGCCTTTCTTTACACTCTGTGTTAATGAAACACTCTGATAATCATGCATCATATCCCGGAAGTACATTGTCATAGATGGCGTAACATCAAGTGTACATTCCATCCTTACTGGGGAACCATTACTAGCAAGCTCCGGGCACTTTTCTATCACGCCTACACCTGTAAAGTTTGTATTTGTAAGCACTGCTGAATTCTTATCTGCATCGCCCCATGCAAAGCCTGCATTATCTGGATTAACGTAACCGAAACTTACCTCATTATGGTTGGTTACTGTAGGCTCATCTTTTGATGCAAAAAGATAGATTTTACTACCTGTAGTCCACTTAGCATTTGTAGAAGCAAATGTGGCTCCTGCATCGCCATCAACTGACTTACATATAAAGGTGCTCACAAAATCGTTGACTGGGTCGTACGTATAAAGCTTGTCTCCTACTGACCAAATGTATTTGTAGTTTGTAATCTTACCTGATGTAGGATACGTGCTGTTTACTACATTTGGTACATCATAAGCACCTACCACTGTTGCACGTGTTCCTGGCTTCTGTGGGTTACTTACATGAATAGTTACTACATTACTGTTCTGTTCCGTAGCCTGAGCACCTTCAATAACATCATCTGAACTACATGCTGTTCCCATTGATACTACTGCAAGAGCCATCAACAATTTTACTGTTAGCTTTTTCATTTTTCTTGATTTCGTTTTATTAGTTTTATTCATTTTTAATTTCTCCTAAACATTAATTCCAACCTATTTCATCCCAATCACTATTATCAGGGTCATCAGAAGGCATTACACCATTCTCATCCTTATTCTCTCCACCATTTTCCACTTCATGGAATTTTACGGTAGAAAGTCCCATAATAGGTTGTTCTACATTTGTTTTGTAAATGTTTGTTTGTGGTTTAAAATAACTCTTTTTCATTTCTTTGATTTTTTAAATAATTAATTGCTATCTATAAAATAAACTCTAATTTCTCTACTTATAAGGGATTTAGAGCATAATTTATGACAGGAAGTCTCAGTTTTCTTGTGGTGGCGAAAAAAAAATAAAATAAAGTAGTAGGTATTAATTACTTACTACTCTATTTTTGCCCCTCCCATTATTTAGGAGGAAGAGGACATACATCAGTTCTATCAGACTTCTCAAGATCCTCTAGTGTAGGTGTGTTACAGCCAGGATTTGTAACGTTTCCGCTATTCCAACTGCTACCTTCACTACTGCTTGATAAGACTGACTTCTCCATTTCTACTCCATATACCTTAATACTTGGAGCAATGTAAAACTTCTTCATGTCTATTCTGTCTTTAATTAAAATGTGCGTGCTCAAGACAGGACTCGAACCTGCAAGACTATCAGCCACTAGATCCTAAGTCTAGCGCGTATACCTATTCCGCCACTTGAGCAATAATAAGCAGGGTTTTTATTTGTGAGAGGTTGTTTCATATTTTATCACTACTTCAAAAGATCAGCCCTGAAGTACTGAGGTTATCAGCTGCTTAACCTATGATTTATACCCTGCTATGCCCTCTCATACAATACATTTCTATATTACCTTGAGGGAATCAGAGACTTCACTAAGGTAAGTCATCAAAGTCGGTTAGGCCTTGATTCACCAGACTCACCCTAGCTTATCTCCTTTCACTGCCGACCAAAGCAGCTAATCTTAATTTCCGAAAGCACTATTACCCCGAAATCCCTCACATATAAGATTTCTAAAGGGTCTCACACGCAAAAACTACACACTTAGAATCCTTATTAGTAAGAAATAAAAATTAAATTAAATGATATGAAAATATTTGCAAAAGTAATTAGAGAAGGACAAAATTTTTATATTCAACATACACCAAGTAGAGGTAAGTATGATAGTATGGAGTCTGTTATTGGAGATGAAGAGATAGTCGTTAAGATGCAAAACAACAGGAAGGAGTATGAGTCAGGGTACCTATTTATTACCAAGAATCCGTCAAGTAAAGATCTATGTGTTTCCAACTTTCTATTACAAAAAACTGTAGTAGAGGGGTTAACCAGGACTGGTATATATAACCGCCTAAAAGAGGTTAAGAAGGGATCTGAGATTTATGTGATGTATTATAACGCAAAATCATATGTAGATAATAAACCAATCATGTTAAACCTGATATGGGCAGCGAGCGTAGTAGATCACCTAGATAATGATAGTAGAATAAAATTATCAAGGGATGTCACAAAACTAATCCCCAAGGTAAAGAATAATAAAAAGATAGGGCAGTATTTTTAGCTGCCCTATCTAATTTTTTCTTATTTCTGAGATAGTATTTTGAAACCGTGGACCCTCTTCCAATCAGCATTTCTTAACATACACCTCTTCATATCAAAGAATTCATCTAGATCTGTTGCCTTAGGATTGGCTCTGTAATCTATCTCTTTATAAATACCTGCAAGCTTAGATTTAATATCACTACAAGCATAAGACTGACCAACAATATACTCAGCATACAATCTCTCACGTATCTTAGTTCTGTCGAAAGTCATTACATTTAACTTCTTATCTAGTAGATATGTATTGTACCACTCTGCTTTGCATTTATTAATACCTAGGAGGTTAATGTAGTCAATAAACTTCTTCTCATCTATAAACTGTAAGATAGAGGTATTACCTACCTTCTCACAGTGTTCACAAAGGTACTTGAGCTTATATTGCCTTTTTCTTTGCTCCTTATAACCTTTGAAAAACTCCTCTAATTCTCTTTGATCTACCTCTGGAATATCTTGCAAGTCTATACCAAATAAGTTCTTAACATGCTTCTTTATGTCAGATACTCTATAATATAACATACTAATTATTATATCCTCAGGCTTACCATTGAATACCTTAGAGAGTTTTTTCCAATTGTGTAGAATTATTGGCTTATATAACCGAAGATAAAGTTTAGTGTTCTTTCTAGGTTTCTTTATTCTACTACATAAGCAAAGAATATCCTCAACTGTACTAAGACTATTAATGAGCTGGACAACCTCAGGGTCTCTTATAAAAACTTCTCCTCTATTCTTCTTATACATTTTGTCCTTTAGGTAACCGTGTAGAATAGCTTCACATCCCATATTAAAACCATCACCATCTAGAGTCTTAACAACCTCAAAAGACATGTTATGTGTAATATAACCTCCCAGCCTCTTGTTAAAGTTGTCAGAGAAACCAATCTTAATAACCTCTTTAATTTCAGCTCCGAATTTTTCTCGTGCCGTCATTTGAATAAAATATATCATGCTTCTTTTTCTTTTAGTATTTTAAAACCATTTACTCTCTTACCATCTACTGTAATTAGGCAAGGTTTAAGTTCGAAAAATTCTTCTAAGTCTGTCGCTTTCGGTGAGGCTTTATAACTCAGTTTCTTATAGATTTCTGATAACTTCTCTTTGATATCTGCCTTTGTATAAGACTGCCCAACTTCAAATTCTTTACTGAGCTCTTCCTTTATCTTAGTCACATCAAAACTCATTACACTAAGCTTCTTGTCTAGTAGATAGGTATTATACCATACTGCCTTACAAGCGTCGAGACCTAGGACATTTATGTAATCACTAAATCTCTTCTCCTCGATATGTTGCAGAATTGAAGTATTACCTGCCCTTTCACAATACTCACAAAGATACTTTAGCTTATAAATTCTACCTTTCTGTTCCTTGTACTCTTTAAAAAATTTCTCTAACTCCTCAATATCATCAACTCCACCTACCTTACCAAGCTCATTGAATACTGTAAATCTGTCGGAATAATCAACTTGCTGTATCTCATAGGCTCTCATCTCTGACACCTTGACTAGATTATTGAAGACTGGCGTAAGTATTTTAGTATCACCAATCTTTCTCTCATTAACCGCTACAAAGTCATCCTTATAGTTGAACGTCTTTGCTAGTTTTTGATAAGCTTCTGATAAGTCTCCCTGATTCTCTGCCGCCACTTGATTATATGCTGACAACAAACTTAGTGATTTCCTCTCCTTCTCAGCCAGTTTCTTATCAAATATCTCCTTCGCTTGCTTATTATTCGTTGTGATGGACTTAAAGAATAGAATTGCTTCATCTTTCCATGGATTCTCCCGTAATCTTTGGCGCCCTAATATCTGTGGAAGATCGAGGGTAATATCAACAGCGAGAGTATCAATGTTTGCGTCGCTGATAATAAAACTCCTCGCATTATCACTGTAGAAATCCGCGCCAAGATATACGGTCCTGGTACAGAAAGTAAACATCTTCCTCGGTTCATCTCTTAACGGGACAGTACCAATCTTATATTTAGCTCCTAGGTTTTTCTTTATCCTCGTTACATTCTCTGGCGTATTAGCAACAAGGATATTAACTTGTTCCGGTGTTAGACCCGCTCGTTTGATAATACTAGTAATGTTATTGACTGAGTTGACGTAGAATACTGCTTCTCTTGACTCAATCTTCTTAACATCTTTCTCATTATCACTCTCTGGATCCCTAACATATCTATACTCAAATTTCCCATCCAAGTAATCCTTAATGATAGGCCCTGCTTCCATATAGACACTCTTAAGATTCCTAGTAATAATCTTTGGCTTACTAACACGGCATGGATCTTTCGCCTCCCAGTCTAGCTCATAGTAAGGCAGATTTTTAAAGTCATCCAACATGTCCAGGTACTTCTCTATCATCGGCGTTGCACTAACATAACAAACCCTCTGAATTCCCTGTAAGTTATCAACAAACTGCATCTCCGTGTCGGACTTAAATTTACTATCTGTGAAGATACTCTGAAATTCGTCCACTACTATCTGAAAATTCTCTAACCTATCTTGATGCCTGATGATATCTTTGACAATCCGGAATGAATCGTAGGTAACCAAGATCTTAACAGGTCTATTGTTAAATCTGCAGCCCTTGATGTAAGTACTGATCTTGAAAGTTAGCTCCTTGAAAAAATCCTCCTTCTGTTTCGCTTCTCTCTTGATCTTCTCTAAGTTAGGTTTCCTGTACCCAAACGTTCTTCGAACCCTTGGATACTTCGTTAGGTCCTTGTCAGTCCCTACCTCAGATTCATAGGTATTTACAACTAGGAATGTGGTGTCTGGATGTTGTTCATACTTATTCTGTAGTAGGATCTTTCTAGGACTACAGAGAATCGTATCATCACTGTTTCTAATGCAGTATTCAGTATAACCACACCCCGGAATCTGCTTGTTGAGGATATGAGGAAAATTGTGAATCCTATATTCCTCCCATTCACTCATGTACCTAATCCCACTAGGTACTTCTAATTTTTGTTTTTCCATTGGTTTGAAATTTTTATAATTAATTTATTATGTCTGGTCTGAGGTGATACATTTAGCTGAAGCTAAGTATCACACTCGCTTGATTTCATCAATCACCTTTCAATGATAAGGATTTTATATTGCGCTATATGTAAAAATGTATTATTTGTTCTAATTTATGTTGGGAGATACGTATAGAAATATATTTAGCTTCACAAAAATAATACACTTGAAATCCTCGGGGATAATATTCCTATCGACATCAATATGGTCTCCGCTTCGCTCCGCCCCATAAAAATCCGATAGTGTATTCATATCCCTCTACTTCAAGTTCCAGGCGAAGCCCTCAATACCGAACCGACGACTTTAGGAGGAGTGTGAAGGTTTGAGCAAAGAGCGAGAGGCTAGGGGGACAATATTGGA